CCTAGAACTGACCTGGGCGCATTAGGTGAATAGTGCGTCCGGGTGGAGTTCGTCGGGGGAATCGATTCTCTTGGGGGTACAAGTATAAATCAAAATGAAAATCTTATGTTTACTTCAAAGGTAATTTACAACAAGGTGAAGAAAATCACCCAAGAATTCAACCGCAAGAAGTGTCCGCACAAGAAATTGGATTGTGTGTGGGAAATTGTGGAAATGGTGCAAAAATGTATTGAGTGTGAATATCCGCCTCAAATGCGTATTGCAATAGAGCATGCATGTAATCGTGCAAAAGAACTGTTTGGAGAAGCCAGTGAAGACGAGATAACTCCAAGAAGTTGGGTAGATGTGGATAATTTCATCCGCTTGGAGCGTGCAATATATCACATAAGAACATCAATCTAACAGATTGGATAGCATACGCACAATAAGGAACAATATGTCTAACAATTAAAATACACAATTATGGGAAAGACTCAAGTGACAATTACGAAGAAGCAAGAAAACAAGGGTGCAAAGGGTATCATGGACTTGACTAGCACCATCGGACAAGTGCTGAAGCAGTTCATGGGCATCTACAACAAGACTTTGCCCGATTGTGACGGGCTTACAGTGGAAGACTGGATGGATGCACACGGAGTGCATAGATTCGTGGGCAAGAACGGCAAGAAGGGGAATTATACCCCCGCATTGCTCATGGAAGGATGGCACGAGGACATGAAGGTGAAGTCCGACGACGGGAAGACGAAATGTTCATGCGTGTTCAGGAACGTGCCTGCAAAGGTTGTAATCAGTGACCCGAACGACCCTGAAGGTGTGGCATATCGTGTCTTCACGAAAGAAGAAGCCGAAAAGATGGACGGAAAGCCCATCAGTAGATACATGCTTTCCGAGATAGCGGATAACAAGTGGAGTGTGAACACTATCCTCAGAGGCTTGAAGCAGACACGCAATTTCGACAAGGAGAACGAGAAGTCCATCGAAAGCGAGTTGGCATGGGAAGACCTGGAACACGTGTATATCGTGACCTACAAGAAGGTGAAGAACGCAAGTACAGGTGAAACTGGGGTTCTCCGCAAGGTTGTGGAAGTTGAGAAATCAAGAGTGACATTTTGATATTGCTTGTTTATTGGAGGGCGGACAGGTATAGAGGCTTGTCGGGTGGTTCAAGTCCACCCCGTCCACAAATCAAAAAGAATATGTTATGAAATTGCAGGAAATCGTTGCTGCATTGCCTGAAAGTTGGGTGATGCAGGGGAATTGTCGTGCCCATAAGCGACAGCCAAGTTTGAAGGCTAAACGTGCCATGCTTGACCCTTACGAGGTAGGCATGATGCGCCTGAAGGAAATGCAGTTGCCTTTCCACGTGCTCAATGCTGAACAAGTGGAGCACATAGGACAATGCAGCATCGACCGCACCTATATCATGGTAGTCCGTGAAGGCAAGACATGGACGATTGTGAGATACACAAGGGAAATGGTCTGCAAGTACAGAGGCCACGGATATATCATCAAGGGAAAGAAAGTGATTCCTCTACAGCACCATAAGCAAGGCACATTGGAAGAACTGATGGTATCGTATGAACATGAGAGCGATTGTCCTTTGGACGTGTTGGATGCTGAAGGCTTGTTCCATGCTTTCCAAGGCAGAAGAATCCACAAGGGCAAGAAGAAGGGCGGCGAGAGTTCAATCCATCAAATGTGCAAGAGAGTGTGCGAATCACAGGACTTGTCAAGACCATGGAAACGTGGCGAGCGTGTACACATGAGAGCCGAGAACAGGAAGAGACGTGAGGCTGAGCGCAAGGAACAGACTGCACTTGGCATCATCCGTGTCGCAAGGGTCGGCTTAATCTACAAGTCAAATACAAAGGCGGTACAAATGAAGAATATCCATTAATCTTAAAAGCATACGATTATGAAAAAGACAGAGAAACTTATGATGGCAGCAATTGCCGTAATGATAAACATGCCCATGAGCATGACTGAAGCCATGGAAATATCCAAGTCACATGGAGTTGACCACCGTGAAGTAATGGCTGAGGTTACAGCCATGTTTGAAGCTGAGCAAGCGTTTGAAAACGATTTGAAGGAGGACAAGAAATGAAGACGGTAGTGTACATGTGTTATGCGGTTTTGAGTGTTGTGCTTTGCTTCTTCTTTCTGATGGCAATCTCAGAATCTGAAGTCAGCGCAATGATTGGTGTAGCTTTCTTTGTGGGCTGTGCCTTCATGTATCATTCAAGCAAGTTCGTGAACGTAATCTTCAAGGCGTATGCAAAGCTCAGTGTACACCTTGCAAATAAAGTAGGACAATTTTTAATCAAATAAATTATGGCAAATTTACATGAAATGACAACCTATGAGTTGGAACAGAGAATGGACGAATTGACTGACAAGTTGATGGAGTGCCAAGACGATGAACAAGTGGAAAGAATCGCTGAAGAACTCGACTTGATACATGACGAGTTGGACAGCCGTGAAGAAATGGAGGACTGATTATGAAGAAAGGACTTCCTACCCTTATGCTAGCCGTATCACTGATGATATGGCTAGTCGTTTCCTGTACCATGCAGATTGGTAACGGAAAGCAGAAAGAAGAGACGGTACATGAAAGCTCAGTCACTTTGATTGAATTCGAGATTATCCGTGACTCGCTCTATGATTGTGCCATGAACATTTGCATGGGTTTGGCTGAGTGTGACGGAGGCTGCTTCTACACTGATGTGGATGATGTGTATGTCGAGATATTCAAGACATATCGTGTACCCAGTCTTGAAGTGCTTCTGACCATCCTTGACCAAGTGGACGCAAGCACATGTCTTTGGGATGTGTATGACGATGATGAAGGTACACTCGATTTGTACTATGATTATCGTGAACGCTATGAAAGCTTCTTTTAACTGCGGTTTTGTGAAATTCTCACAGAAAACAGCTTTAGAAAACAAATTTAATCATCTTAAACCAAATTTACGATTATGACAACAAAGAACATCAAGTGCAATTTTGCATCAGTATTCGCACAATTCGATACAGTGGAAGACATTAAGGAAGTGGCTAACAATATCTGTGCCCAAGTGAAGAACGCCTTTGAATTACGAAAGAAGGAGCTTGAAGCGGTGGTTGAAGTTGAAGCGGTGGTTGAAGTGGAAACGGAAACTGAGGTGGAAGCCAAGGAAGAAGTGAAGGAAACCAAGAAGGAATCCAAGAAGGGTGACAAGAAGTCTCGTGCAAAGGAAATGGCTGAGAAGTTCAAGAAGGAAAAGTCCGAAGCCAAGACCGAGACCAAGAAGGAATCCAAGAAAGAGAAGGAAGTCAGGAAAGAAGCGAAGACCGAGACCTCCGACGACCTCATTGCAGTGACTGATACGGCAGCCATCAAGAAATTGGGTCTCACCTTCAATAAGTACAATGACAAGTGCTATGTGCTTCGTGGTGAAACCAAGCCGTTGCGCAAGGTCTTGAAGGAAGAGTTCAAGGGTGTGTACAACAGCCGTCTCACCGGTGGTGAAGGTTGGGTAATCTCAGCAAAGCACGCTGAAAATTGCGCAAAGATGCTTGGATTGAAGCTGAGTGCATAACGTACCCTAATTAACGTGAAATTATGTAAAACCATAGTTGTATGTATCTCTATTAAGGGTTGGTGGGCAGTGAGTTTCACCGACCCTTTTTGTTTTTAAACTTACTACTTGAACTTATGAAACAGGAAATAATCGACCAAATGAAATCTCTTTTGGGTTCCGGCACATGGGCTGCCAAAGATTTTATAATGGACAGGACATCATTGCAGTCTTATGACGGATTGTTCTTTTGGATGAGTCGTGAGAATGGCACGAGCCTATGCAAGATTGATTTTATGAACATATATGAAACCATGAACAAATCCGAATTTGCTGAAGCGAACAGAATAGCATGGTTTCAGGAATTCTACATGTACCTGATGGGTGTCATGTATTGGGCTGAAGACAAAGCAAACAAGCTTTATTACTATGACTGCAATACATTGGTCCAAGTAGATTTGGAAACTGCCAAGAAAATCTATGATGGGCTTTTGGGCAGTATGTATCGTGAACTGAAAGAAGCTCATCCAAAAGAGTTGGAAATTTCATCAATGAGACTCCCAATCAGGTTGGATTGTTCAATATCAGCTTTGAAGAAAGCGTTGTATCATGCTGAAAGTTTGGGTGACACCAGCTTGATTGAATGTCTGCATAGGCTCAGATGTTACAGGAGGTGTGCAATCAACCAATCAGTCCATATCTACAAGGATTTCGGTGAGCATTGCTTTACATTCTCAAACAGAGCTGACGAAAAGTGCTTGCTGAATGGTGGCATCATCCTTCATGACTACATGAAAGCAAACAGATGGAGTATTCATACTTAAAATCAGGATATTATGGACGAATTTTTCAAGGACTTCGTGGTCATCGAGGTTCCACCGACCGAAGAATGTCGTGAAAACGACAAGTTTGATTATTGGCAGAGGTTCACTGAAGCTGAGAAGGACGGCATTGAAGCCATTCGCAAGGTGTTCCGTGAAATCGTCAATGAGTGTCATGAGGCGGAAAAGCCTTATGTAAACTTGACTGAGCTGTATATCATAGCCAACCACAAGGTATGGCAGCACTACAAGACCGACAAGGAATTGGCAGGTCATTACGATGATATGCAACGCTCAGGATATGAATATATCACCAATCACTTCACTAAAGAGGAATTGGATTATTTCTTTAAAACAACGGATTGATTATGGATGTATACGAAATGGCGCACCGGTGGTGCAATTGCAATTTTGGGAAGAATGGAGGTTGGAGGAATTCAAAAGCCCATGTAAGCTGTGATAAAACCTATTTCTATTCCTACAGCACGGTATATGCCATGTGGTTGGACAAGACTGAAGGACAACAACTGATGGCGATAATGGACAAAGGCTGTTCAATGACAAGCAACAAGCATTTGGGCGCAATTCAGTCAGCTATTCCAAAAGGCATCAAAGTAATTTCGACAAGTCTGTATGGCGGATGGTATGATTATAGAAACGTTAATTTTTCAGAGAGTGAATGGGGAAAGCGATTGCCTTACAGATTGCTGGAAGAAGTTGTTGAAATGGTTGAATCGTTCAAGGATTCCCGTACAATCGGAACAAGGGGTTTGTTAGGCTCAATCGAGAAAAGAACTGATGAAATCAATTGGCTCTTTGAAAATCGCAAGGAATGCAAGATAGGTGAATTCAACAAATACATGGGTGTAAGGAAAAAGATTGGAATGAAGAAGCTGTTCAGTTTCATACGCAAGAAGCTTTCATCCGAGGAAATCATTGAAGCCTTTTGTGGAAATGGAACCCTTGAAGCATACTATGGACGAATCAAGCCTCAACTGAAAGCTGAAAGGACAAGGAAGTTCGTTGAGTGGTTCAATTGGACACATAGGACTTCACCTCATGGTGGATATACCATGAAGGAAATCAAGAAGATGCCTATTGCTGAGAAGGTTATGCTCGCTTGTTATCCGCCTATGCCAGAATGGAAACGCAAAAAATTGTCATATCATTATGAGACCGTTCGTGATTATAAGTTAGCAAAATATCTCTTAGGCGATGACAAAACATTGAGATGTTGCAATGGAGAAGCAGGAAGCACTCTCATTACAAACCGCTTTACGGGTGAAAAATACGAGTTCCCTGAAACGTTCTGTGGGTATCCGTATTGGGATTTGAACGGCGATTGTCGGGATTTCGCACGTCAACTCCAATACACAAACATGGGATATATACAACCTTCCCTTGACTTGCGTGAATACAAGAAATTGCAGAACAAAGACCAATGGCTCAAGAGGTTCTATCAGAAGTGCAACATCATCAGCAAGCGCAAGAAGGCACTCAGAAAATGGATGGAGATGCAGCTGTACAACGATGACCGGCTGAACCAATGTACTGAAGAGGAATTCGCCCAATACAACCGCATCCAATTGATGTTCACCGAATTTATGGTTGATGTGGAAGCTAGAAAGGCTGCCGAAGCAAGAGAACGTGCCTATTTGGAAGCCGAGAAAGCTCGTTTGGAAGAAGAACGGAAGCTGAAGTACAATGATTATGTTTCCCGTGGTATCGAGGGGCATAGAGCCTTGTATTACGAAAAACTGAGCGGCATATCAGTTTCCGATTCTTTCGGTTCTGAATTCTTCTTCGGTGGAAATGTCCTTCTCAGATGGAGGACTGATGAAATTATCGAGACCTCAAGAAACATTTATCTCACGATCGAGCAGGCAAAGAAGATTTACAGACAAGTAAGTGTGTGGCATAATGACCCGACCAAATTCAAGGGCGGTATTCTTGAAACTAGGTCAGGCAAATACAATGCCCAAAGCTATGAAAATGACATTCTCACTGCCGGATGCCATCAGGTAGCCTGGTGTGAGATGGACAGAATGTATAATGAAATCATAAAACGTGAAATAGCATAATCATGATTACACCATTTATCAAGAAGTATGACGGAATGAGAATCAGTGATGCAGGAAGTTATGTGTCAGCTGATTTCAAGAAATTCCAAAGCGCAATGAAGCGTGAAGTGAAACGATTGGCTGAAGGGATTGGAGCTACCCTTGTATCATTCAGCAGTGGGCATTACGATATGAGTTGGTTCATTGAAAGGGATGGTAAATGTGTTTATGGACATTATAGTAGATTAGGGTATCGCTCGATACCCGATTTGACTTCTGAAAGCACATGTTATGTCCGTACAGCTGAAAGCCCTAAAGACTATCGTGGTGGAAGCAATCATCATTGCACTTTTGAGGATATTCAAGAAGTGATGAACAAACTTTTAAAATAAAAATACCATGTATGTAGCTAGAAACAAGAACGGATTTTTATGGCTGTTTAATGCTGAACCAACAAGGGAAGAACACTGCTTTGTAAATATGCAGAACATAGACATAAATACTTGGAATTGCGTAGAATTAAATCGCCATTCGTTTCCAGAAGTGACATGGGAAAACTCTCCTAAAAAGGTTGTATTGGAAGAATATCACGAATCCAATCGTGAAAAAGCAGAAAAGCTTCTTGTGGATGAGGGGTTCTTCTATATCACTAGCGTGCATCGTAATGACCTTGAAGGACTTGGGTTCGATATTTCTGAAGTGACCGATGACCAAATGAAAATATTGGCAAAACAGATGAGTAATGATTATTGCAATCAACTGTTCCATATTAGTTTGGAAATATTGGCTGAAGGTCTTGGGATTCCAAAGAAAGAAAAACAAAATCAATGAACTTTAAAATAAACCAATTATGACACCAATGGCTAAGAATTGCCTCGACTTGTACAGAGGCGGCAACCCAGCGACAATCAAGTCTCTCCTGCTTCAGCAGAGACCATCAGTAGTAACAGAACTAAAGGAGTATTTCGGGGTTTCTGACCTCGATACTCTTGCACTCAAATTAAGTAAGGGCTAGTATGGAAAATGACAATAAAAATAAAGCTTTAATTACCATAAATGGCGTTCAGTATGAAACGGTAGATGGTAATGATTGTCTTCAATGTGCTTTTGATGAACGGTGTGAACGTGCTGGTATCAACTTATGTTTCATCTTGGAAGTACAGGATTCTATTTTTAGAGAAGTTGAAAAGAAATCAAGTTAAGTAAGATATAGTATGGCTAACAAAAAAGTATTGGCAGCAATGAGTGCATTAGGGTTTGGTCTTGCAATAGCGCAATATGACAAGTTATTTGCCGACCCTGATGAAGTGAAAGCTGTTACGGTAAAGAAGCCCCGTAAACTTTCAGAAAAAGAGAAAGCATTGTATCGTAAAACAAAAACTTTGAGTGAGTTTAAGATACACGGAAAGACAATTCTCGCTTACTCAAAGAAAGATGCAATCAAGCGATATGAGCATAAAAAGAAGAATTAAAAAGCAAAGGATAATTATGGAAAATCAAATAACAAACGTATCCGTTCTGCAATGTCATGAATGGTTGCACAAGAAGCACTCAAGCGTAATTGTATTAATCAAGGTCGGTGATTTTTATGAGACATACGATGAAGATGCCGTAATTGTTTCTAAGTATTGTGGCATAGGAACAACCAAGCGTGCAGATTGTCTTCTGTGTGGTTTCCCAGCAAATAACATCAAGACGATATCTACCAAGCTTGCACAAGCAGGATTTAAAGTGATGTTGTCTGATTATCAAGACATTGTTAAATTAATCAAACCAGAAAAAACTATGGAAAGAAAAAGTATCAATCTAAATTCGTTCAAGCATATCGGCAACCATTATACTGAAACAGACCAGATTTATTTTTGGTTCAACAAGCAGAAAGGCGCATTGGAAGAAGTAAAAATCGACAGCATCGTCTTTGATTTTGTGACTGGAAGCATCGTCTACAATTTGCTTCACAATGGCTCAACACGTATGGTTGAAGCCAAGAAGGACTTTGAAAGCGAGTTCACATTGAAGCTTTACATGAATGAGAAACACTATATGGAACAATCAAGTGTTGTTCCTGACGGTGAATTGGTTGTTTGGAGATTGATTAGTGCTTTGAAGGGTTGTTTTAATTCTCAGAACCGTGATGGCGAATATTCTTTCTATGGTTATGCGTTGAAGAATGGTGAAATCGTTGAAGTGGAAGCTCTTGAATATATCAAAAGAGTTTGCGTTTCATTTGGCAATAAAAAATATAGTGGCGCACATTATTCAGTTGCGCTTTCCCAGGAACTTGACTTTGAACATATATACAAGAAAAAGGATGAGTTGGCCAAGTTTGAAAGTATACGCATAATCAATAATGACGGAACTGAAACCAAGACCGATGCTCCATTGGCTATTCTTCGTCTCAGCGATGAACAGAAGAAAGCGGTCGAATCTTTCCTTGCAGCTAGAAGGGCATTGAAGGAAGCTGGTGTAGGTATCATATTCAACAGCTATGATTGGGATATGTATGCTGTCAACATCAAGGAATTTGAATCAATTGAATCTGATGAACCCAACCTTGAATTTGACGAATATCTTCAGGAAGGAATCCTTCGTGTTGATAGTCTTCCTAAAGGAATGGCGATTGACTTTGATTTTGATGGCAATTTCAATGACGATTGCTGTTCAACCATGTTCAAGTACAAGAAATAAATCAACCCACAGCCCCTTGCCTTGATGGTGAGGGGCAATAAAAACATACACCATGGAATTACTTGTAGAAATTCGTCATGGATACTATCCTTGTCCTTGTAAGGAAACTGATTCTGATGACGATGTGATTATGGTCGATTCTCCTGAATGTTGTAGGTGCCCATTCAATAAGGGCTGCACCCAATATGGCGACTCTGAACATGGAATTCTTTGTAGTAACCCTAAAAATCAATGATTATGGAAAGTCTTTTAATTACCACAAAAGAAATTGACAACCATCGTATCAAGATTTACTATGATACTGATGCATTCTGCCCTTGTACTGATTGGGACTTGGCTGCTCTATATCTGTTTGAATACAATGGTCATGGACACATGTTACACAGAGCATGTAATTGGAGAGAAATTTGGGGGGGATATGGTGACAATAAACATTCCCTTGACGATGCGCTGAGAGCCTTGGTTCAGGAAAATTGTGATTTTGACAATGTGTTTGATTATATCAAAGGCGGCAAATTGGAATCAGTACGCCTTGAATATGATAGAAGCTGTAAGTTGTGGAAATTGTCGATACTTGGACACAGAATATTCGATGTAAGGTCAGGTTGGCATGTCATAACAGAGTTTGATGCTGGTGAGCGGAGAAACAGGCAGTGGAATGTGTTTGACGACCTGTTTGACGCTATCGATACTGAAATGCTTGTGCAAATCATAGATAATTGCGGAAAGGATGTCTTCATCATGGAATGGAAAACGAGTGGTTACTGCCAGGGTGATTATGTTTCCGGTATAGCTTATTGCACCAAAGAAAGATATGCCAAAATGGTCAGCAAGGACACTGCAAAATGGAAAGAGAAACTTGAGTCCATTATTGATGATGAAGTCAAGAACATCGGTATGTGGATGTGGGGCGATGTAAAGGGTTATGTCCTTGAAAAGAAAGTGGAGTTCGACAAGACATATAGGGACGGTCGAATTGAAGAAGATTTTGAATGGGAAGAAATCCACAGCTGTTGGGGGTACTTTATGGAAACCGAAGAGCTGATTCAAGCAGTGATTAGTGAACACGAATTGAAGGAGGAAGTGGCATGAAAACATTGCATTTTGAAAGCAGAAGCTCTTTTTTGAATGAGCTTGATGGAAAAATATATGCCGTATGTGACCATGACGGCCATTATTTGTGCGACATATTGGAGGAAGATTATGTAAAGCTCACCAATGAAGGCATGCTTGTCGATTTGACCGAAGATATGGATTATTCGAGAATTGACGCTGAAAGCGATGTTGTCTTTAAGTCTGATGTAGGTACAAAGGGCTATGAGGATTTTAAAGAAAAATATGGCATAATCATTGAGATAGATAAAAAGTGCAAGCCAATTGATGAAGCAATCGAATATGTCCGCAAACATGTGGATATGGATGAAGTCCGTTTGACAATCAAACAAATGGACGTGATGAGATACCCACTTTCAGTTGTAAATCCACAATTGTTTGATACCATTTACGATACAATGGAAGAATATGGTCAGGATAATGATTTACCTGAAGGATGGTGGTTCGATGAGGAGGAAGTAGAAAGCATTTTATTCAAGTTGTAAAACAGATAGTTATGAGTAAAAGATTAATAAAGACCGCAAAGCAGCAGTTTGAGGAAAGATTGCGTGAACTCACCGTGATTAAGGAATTTCAACTGACAGAGTCCGATATCTATTATTTGTGCGAGAACGGATATCATGAGATGTCTATCCTTAGAAAGATTCATGACAATGAATTCTATGAGTACAAGTATGACAAGTCCTATCGGGAACTTGTAGAATCCGAGGAATTCTTGAAGGAAATGGCAGATAGATTCAACGAAGCGGAACAGCTTATCAAGCCATTGTTTGAATGGTATGCATCGGCCGACAAGGACAACGAACCTTTTACATTGGACGACATTTGGATGTGCGACCTAGAAATTGATGGTCTTTCCGTAACTTTCGAAGACCTCTACGAAGAATTGCCCGATGTGCGTATCATTACCGCAAAGGAACAATGGGAAAAGGACACGGAGGGGCTAATAGCTGTGAGGAAGAATGAGGGCAAAGTCCTTTTTGTAAATATCACGGTATCGGCAGTGAAGTTCTATGACAATTACGACGGGTATGCGTGCTATTCCTACCCGTCTCTGGACGAGATGCGGAAAGATTCTTTCTTCGTAAGTCGCGTTGTGGATGAACTTATGAGAAGCGACAATCACAATAAGATAGGCGATTTTATGGAGTGGGTACGGGAAGGAGATGACTTCCCTTTGAATCCGGCTGTCATTTATGAATCCGAATATCAAGGATTTACGTTTATGAAGTATGAAGACAAGGAGGAACCGGAGGAAAAAGCCGACAATCGTACTGTGATTAATATGTACGACCCGTTCAATTGGCTCCGTATTGAAGGAAGCGGAACTTGGGAATGGATTTCAGAATTCTGTAACGATGTGAACGAGTATGGAAGACTGGATGTTCTTTATGACATCATAGATGGCGAACTTGATGTTAAGGATAAATTTAAAAATCCGCCTACAATGGAAGAAATCAAAGCAGATTATGAAAAGAGCTTTCCTCTTTTGATGGCTGGAGTGTTTGAGAATTTGGCAGAAGCCATTAAAAGTGGTGAGTTGAAGTTTAGAATGGATTACAATGCAATAAATCGTTAAAATTCTGAATATGAAAGGAAAAGAAATGATAGATTACATTCGGGAAGAGCTTGATGTAATTAATGAAAGATTAAATGAATTCACCAGATATGGCTATGCCTCTTTCCTCTCGCCACTTGTAGATACGATGTGTGAATATGAAAAAAAGCTAAAAGCACTTGAAGTGGAAGAAATGGAAAGTATTCTGAAGAAAAAGAAAGAAAACCTTTAATTATTTGTGCTATGACTGAAGAACAGAAAAAATTATTGTTGATAGACCTTTCTGGCAGGTTGCCGTATGGGGTTTATGGTAATTACTTGAATTCAGATGGCTCTTTGTCGGACGACGAATTATTAAGGAGAGTAAAGATTGGCTATCACCAGTTGATTTGTGCGGATGGACGTGATGGCATGGTCTTAGACGGGTCTCTTAAACCATATCTCTTCCCTCTTTCAAGCATGACTGAGGAACAGATAGAAAAACTAAAGGAGGAGTTATGTAATATGTACGACCCTTATCATGATTATGACAGCTATGAGAATTGGGGTGTTGAAGTATTTGAAAAACACATACATAGCGATAATTATAAATTTACATTTACTGTAGATGTGGTTGATTGGCTTAATAAAAACCATTTCGATTACAGAGGTCTTATTGAGAAATCTCTCGCTTTAGACGCAACAAATTTAGGGATATATGAATAGCATAATAGAGGAATTAAGCAAAATTTCATTAGAAAATGAAGTTTGGCTAAGGTATAAAACATACGGAAGAACGCTTTATTTTGTCAGTAACAAAGGTCGATTTGTTTCTATAATAGGAATCAATCCTAATAGAAGTAAAGGAAGATATTGGAAGATAAAATTGATTGTTCCATATCCTAACAAAAAGGGTTATATGCTTGTACGAACCAATAAAAACAAAAAGACATATCGCCAACAATTACATAGAGTAGTGTTATCGACCTTTTGCCCGTTATTAGATGATTCCAACTATCAAGTTAATCACATTGATGGAGATAAGTCAAATAACAATCTTTCAAACTTGGAATGGTGTACATGTAAAGAAAACATTCAACATGCTATATATCATAAATTGATAGATAATACAAAGCAAGTATCAATGTATTCTTTAGATGGTAATTTTATAAAAGAATTTGACTCAATAACTGATGCTGAAAAAGAAACAGGTGTTCTTGGCGTAAACATAAGTGCTTGTTGTAAACACAAAATAAGACAATCTGGTGGTTATCAATGGAGATATGAAAAACTTGAGATAATTGAAAAAGTACGACCAAAGAAAATTGCAGAAGATTTGCGAACAAGAGGTTGTAAACAAGTAGATATGTATAATGGAATCGTGAAAGTACAAAGTTTTGCTTCTGTATTAGATGCTGCTAAGTTTATTGGCAAACCTAACGCACAAGCAAATATATCAGCGTGTGCTTTGGGTAAACGCAAATCAGCATACGGATATGGTTGGACTTATGTTGATTAGCTATTGATGACACCGGATTAAAATGTCTACTAATGTTCTAAAAATTTAGAATTATGAGAACCAAAATTGAAGAAGCCATGAAATTACATGGATTGACAATTGAGCAAGTGGCTAAAAAGATGGGAGTACGTGTTGTTGTCCTTGATTACTACATGGATAACTGTAAGCGTATGAAAACATTGTCATGAATTGCAAAAGCAATAGGGTGTGATGTGTCTGATTTAATTCCATCAGAAGGGATAAGAAAAACACTATTATGAAAATCCAAACCATCAGCGATGTATACGAATTCTTCCGCTATTTGGCAGAAGACCGTAAGGTCAGTTTCCACCCGGACGATTCGTTTGATTCCTACATCAACATAGAAACCCATGAACCGACTTTCACTCCCGAAGAATGTGCTGAGTATGATGATGCTATGACAAAATGCTTCGATGTGTGTACAAGGAGTGGAATCGACATCTATGAAATCGGCATTGATTATTTGATGCCTGAATGTAAATATTGACCATTATGCCATATAAATCACAAAAGATTCCGATTGCAAACACTGAGTTTGATCGGAGACAGAAGCTCACCGATGACCAGCGTGAATATATCCGTTGGCTCCGTAAAGAAGAGGGTCTGAGTTACAATGTACTTGCAAGACAATTCGGGGTTTCAAAAAGAACAATAATCTATGTTTGCAATCCCGACAAATATGAAGTGCTAAAAGCTCAAAACAAACAGCGTCATAAGGAAGGGAGATATAAACCGACCAAAGAGGAATGGGCCGAAACAGTCCGTGAGCATCGCCGGTACAAACAGAGTTTATACAAGAAAGGTTTAATCGAATAAAAGATTGATTATGGAATATTTGGATCTTGAAGTTGACCATGACGAAAATGGCCTTATCACCATCAGCAATATGTCTGAAACATTGTATCAAGCAATCAACAAGATTCTTGCTTGTGTCGAATATGGGTTTGAAAAACATCCCAAAGAGTATGTGCTTAAAAGTTTTGAGCCATGCGGCTTGACTTTGGAAGAAAAGGATGCATTGGATAGAGAATGTTGGATGATTTAAAAATTGAATTGTTATGCCAAACTGGTGTTCTACTACTTACATAATTGAAAGTAAAAACAAGGAATTGCTACAGAAAATCTGTAATGCAATCAATGAGTGTGCAGCCATGGCAGAAGCCCTTGTTCAAAATAGTGCTTCTAATTGGTGTGGAAATACGTTCAAGATGCTTGGGATTGACCCGAATTTGGGTGACAGAGCCTTTTGGTCGTCAGCTGAAATCAAGAATGGGAATCTGGAGTTCTTTGAAGAAAGTGCTTGGAGCCGTGGAGATGCCATCACAATACTTGATGAGCATTATACCAATGAGGACGGAGAACACGAACTGAACATCACCTTCATCAGTGAAGAACTTGGGAGCGGAATCTATAAAACGAATGACGAAGACGGAATTTACTTTGATGAGAAATACATCTTTGTCACTGACGATGACTTGAATTACTATAAAACCTTTGAAGAGTTGAAGGATGCTGTACAGGAATATTTGGGAATGGGTACGGATTTCAAGAGTGTGGAAGAAATGAGGAAGGTCTTGAATTCCAGTGAAATGGACGAGGACTTATGTGCTTCAATCTATGAGCTTGAATATACAGACCTTCGCAATTAAGTTTAACCTGAAAATCAAATGAATAGCTTATGAAAGAAATAGTTCTTGGATATTATGGTTCATACGAAGTTGAGCATGTTGGAAATATATGCCATGTAAAACTGTATGATTTAATGTGTGCTGATGAGGATGCAAGTTACAAGGTTTCCATCATCAACGGCACATTGTTCATCTTCCAGTATGACAAAGAACAACCTGACGACCTTTTTGCAGAACATGCCATATCTAATTTTGATGCGGAGTTTATGGGAGATTATGCCGATATGTAATTAGTTGCATTTATAACTGTTTTTTAATTGGAACATATATGGAAAACAATTTTGCAAGTTATATGATTGAGTGGTTCCAGGAATTCCTGGATGAACACGAAGATAATGAAATGTTGGTTGAACAGCTGTTCAATCAGCTTCTGACACAGGAAGCATTGGATGAGTGGCCCAAGAATGGACTTACCATGCTTGAATATCTGAGAGGTGACATTGATGCTGAGTTCATGTATTCCAGACTCTTTATCGAGGAAACTGAAGTGGAACTTGAACGTGCTTCAGGAAAACATCAGGAAGTAATTAAAAAGATTCTCACCAAGGCAGCCGATTCACTAGGATTGGAATACGATTTCTTGAAAAAGTTTATTGATGATATGGCTTATTATATCACTAACTACGAAAGACCAATCCAATTCTTCAATGACCTACAACGTGGAGGTTGTGCTTCAGGAATGATTAGCATGTTCATTTACAACAGCGATTGCCATGATTTCTACATGAAACATGCTGATGATATGGAGGAATACAAGGAAGACATGGAAGACGAGCTTGGAGAGCCTATCAGACAAAAGGAAGGTCTGCGCATGTATCATTATGTTTGGATGTGCTGGTTATGCTACGAAGAATTTGCATTTGCACTGGCGAGACATTTATACGAAGACGAATTCTAACTTAAAGAACATACAATTATGGGTTTGACATTGACATCATTTGAAACGTCCATCAAGAATTTCTTGGACGATTTGGCTAAGGAGGACGAATTGTTCGCAAAGACTTATGCCAAGAAGAACAAATCAATCAAGGAGTGCTGCCAGTATATCTATCAGCAAGTGGAAAAGCAGCGTTCCGGTAGTGCAAAATGCGTTGCTTGTGAGGACGATGAAATCTATGGTCTTGCCATCCATTACTATGATGAAGACGATATTGTGGTAAATGGGCCGAAAGCAAAGGTTGAGGATGTGAAGCACGTTGACACGCCGAAAACGAAATCAAAGTCAAAAGCGAAACCTAAGATGAAGGTCGTTGAAAAGGAAGAAGAGGATGAAGATACTCCAGGTGCTTTGATTATCCCATTGTTCTAACCGATAATCCCCTACTATATGAAACCCAAGAACAAAGAACAGAAACTTATGCTTGAAATCGTTCAGAAGTTACCTGAATTGACTGAAAAGCAGATTGAATACTATAAGACACATTGTTTCACCACTGAAATACTTGAAAGCCGTGGTCGTTGTGTCTGTTCCGATTGCGGTCATGCATGGAAGCCGAAGGATGCTGACAAGATGATCCGTTTGCAGTGTCCCCATTGCGGTCATTCAGGACAAGTTGAACATAACAAGGCATCGAGCAAGCAGATAGAATATTTCGTAATTTCAAGAGCGATTGAAGGCTATCAGGTTCTCCGTTACATCCAGGTAAGAAGACGCTCAGAAGCAAGGAAGGTTTATCACTGGCACAAGGATGTCGGTGCAGTATTCTTTGATTCAAAAGGTAACGAGACCGAATTCTCACTCAGCAGATTCACTATGGGATGGATTCCCGACGCATGGAGCTTCGACAGTGAAATCGAGCTGAGAGGAAAGAGTCAGGATGTCCTTTACAGAATATATCCTGCCGGAATGATTACACAGAGTATCATCCCGATATTGAAACGTAACGGATATGACGGAAAGCTCTTCCATAATTGTGTCGGTCGTCTTATCCATGCCTTGCTTACCGAGCCTATGATAGAATCATGGTGGAAAATTGGTCATAAAGGTGCTGTACTGAGATGTCTGCAAGGATATTTGTATCTGAACAATAAGGAAGCAGTACGTCACATAAGAATGGCGACAAGACATGGAGTATTGTTCGACACCCCTGAGAAATGGTCTGATTTTGAGGACTTCATCAGAGATTTGAAATACTTGGGAAAGGACATTTTCAATCCACAAATCATATTCCCTGAGAATTTTGAGGAAGCCCATCAGATATGGCACGAAAGGGTTGAGCGCAAACGTGAAAAGGAAGCAGAGAGACGGGAACGTGAACGTAGAATTGCGGAACGTAACAGGGAGTTTGAAGAAATGAAGAAGAAACAGAATGAAAACGAATGGATAGACCATTATGTTTCTCACTTCTCTTCAATGGATTTCGAACGTTCGGGATTCAGATTCAAGCCACTTCTGACAGCCGAGGATTTTCAGAATGAAGCTGATGTGATGAACCATTGCATCAAAAGTTACTTCGGCAAGAAAGACAGATTGTTGCTCAGTATCATGTACAATGGAGATAAGACTGAAACTGCCGAAATCGATTTGGTCAATGGAGAGGTCATCCAGTGTCGTGGCAGAAACAACCACCCTACAGAACATCATGATACAATCGTATTCATGCTGAAGCAATACATGCGTGTTTTCAAGGCCTACAACGAAGGTAAGTTCCTGAAGTATGCAAAGAATAAGGTGAAGGTGCGAAACTCCGAGAAAATGTCTGAAAATGCCTTACAAGTAGCGTAAGGCATTCTTTTTATGTATAACTTTTTAAATTTTAATAATTATGGGAAAGATTAATATTGGAGATATGGTTTGGTGTAGTATGGATGAGCCTGCTTATGAACCTGACGGTTGTTTTGTTGGCACAGTTCGTGAAATCCAAGGCGGCGTGTATGCTGTTTCACGAGACACCAATACGCTTGTCTATAAAATGCATAAACTGCAATTCTGTCAATTGACACCACTCAGTTATTGTCCTATGAAAAAGGAAACCGATTTGTTGTCAGGATGGATTACAGACCTCATAAAGGACACTGACGGCGGTGAAAACGAGCGTTTCGGTTGGATTTACAAGAACGGGAACGGGGAAGTATGGAAGGACGACCCTTACCCTATCAAGTACTGGATTGACGTTGAAGGCGCACTGGTGATAAAGAAATATGTTGACGATGATGCTGTGTACAAACTCGCCATCGAGAAGATAAATGACATATTCAACTGTAACCCGAACACGAAGACAGTCGCCCAATACATAAAGTCAAGAGACGAACTTCGTGTCAAACTCTACCGGTTCATTGAAACGGAAAAGACTTTCACTGCTTCCATGGATGACATGATGAAGACAGCCATGGTCGCAATCAACAAATGGATGTTCTTCGGCTGGAACTATTCTTCGATTGAGCATGAAGGACAGAGCCTTCCAGAGTTCCTTGTCAAGGTGAAGTGGACATGCAATCTTGAACACATGGTCAGCAAATGGAATAACATTACCCGAAAGAAGAATCCGCATGCCTACATATCGACCTTTTATGCGGAACTGGATATGGAGAACAGAAAGGCCATGATTGAATGGGTTATTGAAAACTATAACGATGAGAGAAGAATTATCCAAGAACACCCCTAAAACATATACTTATGAATATCATTACAGAAATCAGTAGCTTCGATGAATTTCAGCCTTGGTCAGGAGGAAAGGACACATTGGAAGACTTGTCAGACGAACAGAAGGAACGTTTGTTCTAGTATGCTGAAGAAATGTTCCCTGATGGCTGTACCGACACTACGCTTAATGATTGGCTTTGGTTCGATCGTGACAGCATATACGAATATTTGGGGATAGACAGCAATGGAAATGACATTGGTTCTACAGAATGGGCACGTCCCATTCTGATGGACTATGCAAGAGAAAAGGAACCTGAAGTATGCCAGTTCGGAAACATATACTACATCATTGCTTGTTTCCTTGAGGAAGAATACGAGGACGGTGATTGTGATTCCGATGATGACTTGAAAGACGAGTTTGACCGCTATGTACATGAGCAATGGGTGGCATTTGCGGCACAGCAGCTCAAGGCATGGCACTCAGACGTGAAACTTGAAGCCATCACTGATTGGCTTGAAGAAAATTACGACTATTCGTATGGTGTTCCTGACCTTGATGAAGTGGTTGACGATTTTAAAGAATATGCCGACTCACTCAGTGAAGAAGATTTGGAAGAAGACGAATGATTAGTTTTAAAGACATAGACTATGAAAAAGAAAGTGATTGTAATTCTGAATGTGGTAAAATTGGACAATGATGGAAACATTGATATAGTTCTTGAGCATCACAATTCGAAGGATGAAGCAAGGGCATCGGCTGAAAGACATATTGACGAGTGGCTTTCTCATTATGATTTTACGTTGGATGAGAAAAAAGCTTCTGAAGGCGATGATTATCTGTGTGAAAGAGAAGATTATGGTAATTTGACTGAAGTCAGATATGTTGATGGTATAGCTGAAATTGACACGTTAATTAAGGAGTTTGAAGTTTAATCGTTCAAATGAATATGGTAGTATGGAAGAATCAAAGAAGAAGGAATTGTACGGAAAGCTAAAAAAGCTTTCAGAAATGGCGAGTGATATTTGCGGTGAATTGCATGACATAGCCGACCATTATTATGAATATGGGGACATTTGCAGTCAGATAAGAGGAATGGCGATAGATGCTGAAGAACTTTCTTCAAAACTGGGCGACAAGATGCTTCTGTCAGAAACAACCACCTGTTCACTATTGGGTGAAGACAAGGAAATGGCGGTCGGTGATTTGGTCGGGGTTATGAAACTGGATGGTACTGTAGGGATTTGTAGGATAACTGAGATAGTTCCGGGTGTCAACAATAGTGATGCAATAATTAAAATTTGTGATGGATATACCGGTATACCTGAAGTTAACCACCATATCAGAAGAATCATTCCGTGGGGTCATTGGAGAGTATTTGATGAAAATAATTGGAATAAATTCGTCAATTCCCTTGTCAGTCAGAAAAAATCGGTATCTTTGTCGCAACTGAACGGAGCTTTCAACATTAAAATAACCGATGATGTGTCGGGTGCTGTGTATGAAAGAAACGGGCTGTATCTGAAAGACATCGACAAAAAATTGTTCGATGAGATAAAGAGCATCGATTACCTTAAAATTAAATAACCATGATAATAGAGTGGTGGTATAAAGATAAGCAGTATGTAATTACTGGAATGAGAGGTTATAGATTAAGTCTTAATGGCTATTCTACCGATTTATGCAAATGGCTTTTGATTAACCTTGACATCACAAGTCAATATGCATCACAAAAAGCAATGGTACGTGCTCAAGAAGCAGTTGAGCTTTTGGAATGTACCCACGGAACAGCTAAAATGCCACAGGTCAAATACGACCCCGATATAACATTATCAATGAACGGCACCAAAGTAAAGGCAAAATGGTTTTTTGAAGGCGAAAGATATGTGGTTGAAGGTGACAGACGCACAAAAGTCTTTTACATAAATGATTATAGACTTGACAATTATGAAGCCATTTTGAAGAACATAAAAAGTAACGATGAAGGGTTAGCTAACAGGGCTAAAATCAATGCCAAAAATGAGTTTGAAAGACAAAAGTATATCAACCAAAAGCTTGTTTATAATGGCAAGACGTATACGATTCATGAAAGAAATGGTATGATTCATATTGACGACTGTCCAGTCCGTTATGATGGAGAAAAAATATTGAAATGGATTCATAGCGGCAGCAAGAAAGATGCGGAAAAGGCAGGCAAACTGGCAGAAAAACTGTGTCAAATGGAACCCGGAGAAGCGTTGTATTATCATGAGAAACAGTCATTAAAATACAAAATCAAGCAACGTTTCAGTTTGGAGAATTTTGGATTTGTCTTATTGTGCATGGCTTGTTTCGCTATTCTTGCCGGCATAATTTACTTCATCTACTGGATATGGTGGGGCATGATTGGTGAATGGGCGTTTGAAGGACCTTTCGCAGACGATACATCTGCCGGAGAGGTAACATTCAAAACCATCATATTCTTCATAGCTTTCATAGTAATCATTGAAGAAGCCATAAGAAGAATAAGGAACGGCCACTTCTGATGAACATCAGCGTTTTTATAACCAATAAAGCTGCATGAAAAAAAGAACAGAAATTGACGACCAACTGAAGGTCGAAGGATTTTATATCAATGATGTCGAACTGGGTTTCTTCGGTGAACAGGACGAAGGTAAGAAGATGCTCAAGATGATGGGTTTGCCTTCAGACACATTGCCATTCAGTACGGCAGCCTTCATTCAGAACAGAAAAATACGATGGAAGGACTGCAACGGAAAGGTGGCATCAATATCGTTCAAGTTGAGAGACGACCAGATTGAATTCTTCGGTTCATACCTTGGGAACAAGAAATCGACACGTATTTTCCGTGAATGGGGGGAATACGAAGAAGCTGAGACTATAGCACATTTGGAATCGGAGGCTATCGGGAATCTGTGCATGATGTGCATTTATGAGAAATTGATTGATTAGAAATAATAAAATCAGAATATACTATGAAAGAATTGCTTGAAATAATCGCTTATGAAAACGGGTTGGAATACATCGAGACAACTACCGGCACAAATGGTTATCCGCAGAATATCTGTGGGGCAATCATAGGATTCGGCACATTTGAGGAAGCTGAGAAGTTAGCAAGGACACATGGCTTGACCATCAGAACTTTCTTCAAACGTAATGGATGGGATTTGTATCAGCGTAACAACAACACTACATACCGTGCGCTTCACATTACCGCTTCAGATTATGGTGATGACTACTCTCAATTTGAAACATCAGATCGCAGGCACTTCTTCGAAAATGAAGTGAAGCCTTTTTTGGATGACATGGAAAGCTTAGACGATTTGAGAAAGTTCATAAACCAAAAGGAAAAAATCTTCGAAAAGTTGGAGGATATTGATGACGGGCAGATTGTCATTACTTATTGTGGGAATTATTATGAAACCATAGACAGGGAACTGATGGAATGGAGCGACGACAGCAAGACATGGGTAATCGGTATTATGGAAGATAAGTGATTAAAGCAGTGATATGAAAATAAAATGGGAACATAATGGACTGAGTTATGAAATGTATAGGAAAGCCAGTGGCGAACTATATATAAACCATGTATGTCTGCACTCAGATTGCGATAAGATATTACATGGTCTCAATAGTGAAAACGAAGATGATGTTGAAAATGCCAAAAGGCTTGCTGAAAGACTTTACGAAGAAGGCGATAGAAAAATTATTGAATGGACTTATCAAAGGCATAAAAAATATGAAAATAAGTCTATGATTAATTACTTGATGAAAAATCTGCCATTTTTTATTGCATGTCTTATAGTTTTAGGCTTCGTCATTTATTTGATTTATCAATTATGGTGGTTTTTCATAGGTCATTCAGCTTTTGAAGGCCCATTTGCTGAGCAATATTCAACGAGTGAAACTGCAATTGATACTATTATATTCATTATTGTGCTTATAGTTGTAATAGAAGAAGTTGTCAGAAGGATAATTAACGGCCACTTCTAATAACATATAAACTTTTTACCTCAATTAAGGGGGATTAACATTTGTTTTGAAACGACAAATTGTTAGTCCCCCTATTCTTTTATAACTATAACTCTATAAATAGCTTTTTTGCTACGAATGTAGCTGCCCTTCTACCGTCCGTGAGGATAGTGGAAGTTTTTCAATGTAAAACCAATTAAAATACTTATTATGGATTTAAAAGAAATTGTAAGTCGCAGCCAAAGCGACAGATATGATTATCCAGATGTTTTTCAAGATGATTGTGGTCTGGATATTAAAATTCAAGATAGAGGTGGTTTACATGCCATTCCTTCTTGGGGGCTTACCAAGAACAATCAAATAAGATGCGCTACATTAGAAATCAGTACATTTAAAGGCGTTAGTTGGAATGCCATTCATTATTATGGCAGTATTTATGTGCAAGGAGTAAGTATGGAATACGATACGAAGCCAGGCACAACAACCATGTGTGGCGATTGGGAGCAAAAACACCCATTATCTAGGTATCGGTATGAATTGATGTTGACACGTCCTATAACCCAAGAAGAAATAGATATGGACAATGAGTTGGGTGATTATTTAGCCAGATTCAAATATCAAAATGTCGGCGACCTAACGAATTGTTGGGAATCTATTGAACAAATCATTGAATTTGCCAAAGAAGTATTTAAAGCTCGTTTCTCTGGAAAATGGGAGTTTTATGTTACATATACTTGGAAATCTGACAAAGAAAAAATCGAAATATAAACCAATAAAATCAAAAAATATGGAAGTAATAAGAACTGACCAAGAAATCTATCAGCTTTTGAACCAATGTGCTGAAGCTGAAGAAATGAGTACAACCAAATTCCCAGGGATGAGTTACGAACAAGGAATCAAAGAGGCTATTGAATGGCTTAGTGGCGATTCAAATACCTATCCATTGGACGATTAATCAAGACTATATATGAAAACTCCGAAAGTATATATCAGAGGAAATTCAGAAAGAGGTTTGGAAGTGATAAATGAACTTACCAAACTGGGGGCAAACAATACCTATGACCATTATGGTGATGTTAATTTCAATTATTACTACATAGACAAACAGAATAGAATCCGCACAGTGGAGGATGTCAATTTGCTGAAGGACTCAGGATATAGGGAAATTCAGCTTCCACAAAACAATTTATTGCCTTTCTCTTCAAAAGAAGAATTGGATATGGCTTGTCAGGAACATGGCAATATGATTCGTAATAAGTGTGGTGTCCACTTGTTTGACATCGAAAGAATAATCTATTTAGCAAAGTCTTACCATACTGATGAGGAGACCTACAGGCATTTGCTTGAGTTTTATGAATTCAATGACGGAACACCTTGTGGTGTTGTCGTTCAGAAACAATAATCACTTTAAATTTTACAATTATGGTAGTATTAACAATCTTCGTATCTGCCATTGCAGGTACAGCAATCATTTCAGGCTCAATCAGCCATGGAATGAAGGAAATCAAAAAAGAGTTGGGGGGTATCAAAGAAGAATTGGCCACACTCAACAGCCATCTTGAAGACATCGAGGCAAAAGAATCTTACAGAAACGGAGCTTATTGCGATATGGTCAAGAGGCTTGATTCATTGAAGAAAATCCTGGCAAGGAACTTCAGAATAGCAATGCATGACGAAGAATTTGAGAACCTTTAAATTGACAGCGTATGAAACAATATCTCGATTTGCTGAAACGCATCAAGGAAGAAGGCATGAAGAAAGAAGACCGCACCGGAACTGGCACCATCAGCGTGTTCGGACACCAGATGCGATTCAATTTAGAGGACGGATTCCCCCTCCTCACCACCAAGAAACTGCACCTCAAGTCCATTATCCACGAATTGCTCTGGTTTTTGAAGGGTGATACCAACGTGAAGTATTTGCAAGACAACGGTGTTCGTATCTGGAATGAATGGGCTGACGAAAATGGCGACCTTGGTCATATTTACGGTTATCAATGGCGTTCTTGGCCGGACTATAAGGGTGGGCACATCGACCAGATAACCGAAGCCATCAATCAAATCAAAAACAACCCGAATTCCCGACGCATCATTGTGAATGCCTGGAATGTAGCGGACATCGAAAACATGAACTTGCCTCCATGCCACATGTTCTTCCAGTTCTATGTGGCCAATGGTCGATTGAGCTTGCAGATGTATCAACGTAGTGCGGATACCTTCCTCGGTGTACCGTTCAATATCGCTTCGTATGCGTTGTTGCTGATGATGGTGGCTCAGGTTACTGGCTTGAAAGCTGGTGATTTTGTCCATACCATCGGAGATACCCATCTTTATCTGAATCATTTGGAGCAAGTGGATTTGCAATTATCCCGTAAGCCTCGTCAGTTACCTAAGATGAAAATCAACCCTGATGTGAGTGACATATTCAATTTCAAGTACGAAGATTTTGAATTGGTGGATTACGACCCGCACCCACACATTAAGGGGGCGGTATCTGTATGATAAACGTGGCTATATCAAATAAAAACATGGTCATGACATGGCGGTTGGCAAAGTTTTTATAAATTTGCATCGTCTTCCCTAAATTTGACAGTATGAACAGAACCGGAAGAACAATCCTTTTCAAAGTATTGAAGGGGTTGGAAAGATTGAGAGACCCTATCATGGATAGGAAAACCGCCCTGGATATTCTCAAGGATGCCCAGGACAAAGTTGAAAAATGCATGGATGAAGAAGAGCTTTCCATTGATTCCGTTCCCGAAAACCTTCAATTCTCGTCAAGAGCCGAAACGATGAGGGAAATTCATTCGAACTTGATTGATGCAAACGGAGAATTGGAATGTGTCATTGCGGATTGTAAAACCAAGGATAGTTTCAGCTATCCGTCAATTGAGAGTGATTTGCTGAAAGCCATCCGTGCAATAAAACTTGCAATTTATAGAAAATGACCAAAGAGCAACTTGCAAAAAAGCTGAATGAAGTCTGCGGAAATAACGTATATTCGGGAAAACTGAGCGGTTATGCCGTCCGTTCCATCGTTGAAAGCAGAAGTTCCTACCCAGTTTCAAATCTGATTGAATACTGCGAAGGAATGGATGTTCGGATGGCTATAACGGATTTGGCAACGGACGAAGTGTACACTATAGATGAAATCATGCAAGTCCATGAAGTGATTGGTATGCTGATGGAAAGATATGATGTGGACTATCAGTTTGTGTATCGCAAAACGGCTGTACATTATACAGCACCGAAGGATGGCCGTGCCTCACTGTCCGTCAATACGTTGTTGGCAGTATGTTCATGTCTGCACTGCAAGATTGACTTCCAGAGAAAATGATGAAGGCAGTGTCATAACATCAAATGATTATGGCAACCAAAAAAGAACTACTAGAACAATCACAGCAAGCTATCGGGGAATACTTCAGGCTTTCCGATTTCTTGTTCGGTGAATCGGCTCCTCATGACATCAATGAATTGCCCACTGACAGCCCTTATTACGAAACGGCAAAGGCACTTGCCGATGAGATGGGACTGGATTGGGAGAACATGTCACATGAGGACAGTAACCGGGTAATGCTGAACTTGCTTGGTGAATACTGGGCAAGCATACAGACTGATGAGAAATACAAACCCGTACTTGCCATAACCTTCCAAAAATCCAAATGATATGGGTGTAGCTGATTCTGTAAAATACACCCTCAGACCGAAGGATTTGGACAAGGCAAGTGAATTGTTCCAAATTGAAAGAGCAATGCTGGAAAGGATGAATTCCCAACGTTTGCTCAATACGGAGTACATCAGAAATGTCCTTATACGTGCCGACTATGAAAGGCTAACGAGCGGACTGCACTGGCTTGAACATCAGGACAAGAAATACAGGTTCCCTGAAGTGATGAGAGCCTTGCAGCGTGAATATCAAATCAACAAGGATGCCCTCAATAAAGTCCTCCATGGAAAGAACGAGGCTGTCCTTTTCTGTTCACGTTGCGGTATACGCATCAGTAGGCAATGCTACAACAGAACAAAGGGGCTATGTTCAAATTGTTTCGCCGACACTTTGGAACTATAATTGATTAAAGCAGTTTTATGATTATGGACAAAAATCTTAAAATCACAAAATTATGGCACTATTTGCAGATTCAGGATGAACTTCTTGTAATACAAGTGCATAATTCAATTGCCGGTACGGATGAATACCTGGTAGTTGAAATGATTGATGGTGAACCGCGTATCAAGGTGGTGAACGGACTTCAGGATGTCCCTACGGATAACATTCGTGTCATCAAACAAAGGGATAAGGACGGTAAGTACGAAATCCCTGATGTGGACGAAATTGTCCGTGAAAAGGATATGGACTATTAATGGTTTTTGAGTTACATTAACACTCATTAAGCTACTAATCCGTTGGCTCTGCACTATTAACGTAGTGTAGAGCCAATTTTATTTTTTAACAATTTGATAATAAGCAGCATTAAAATGTCGCAGAGAATAAAGACCAATATCAAGTTCTATAAAGGATTGGGGGGAGTTGAATCCCGACTTTATGGTTTAGTGACCAAGAAAAACGGTAGCTGGAGAGGTTGTAGAGAAGAAGATGACTGCAAGAAGAAGATAGTCTTCATCGACCCTGCAATTTCAAAGGACATTATCCCCAATGCGCTTTATATCTGTTCTCTCATACCGATGAGAAAAGAAGAGGGTTTCATAGCAAAGACAGCTCAGCTGGTCAAGTTCAAGGCTATGATAGACACAAAGATTACCAAGAACATTTTCCGTGTATCGGTAAAGTTCGGCAATAAGGTAGTCATATATGATCCGAGCAGCAAGGAGAAACGCCAGAGGGACATCAAGGCAATAGCCGACAGCCTCAGAAAAAGGGTGGACATTCTCGATGCTAGCCAAGTGGCTGAGGACTTTCTCAACTCAGCTTGCATAGTGAAGAGATTGTTCGAGCAGAAAGATGTTCATAGATAGCATGTCAGGTGCCCAGCTGATGAAGGAATACAATGCCGACCTTCCTGAAATCCAAAAAGTCACGCTCCGTTTCGATGAATCCGATTATGTCACAAGATATTTGAGGAAACATCAGAAACAGGAAAAGGTTGTTATTACGAAGATATTCAAGACATCACGTGGAAACCGATATATAGGAATCATCGTATATACTCAGGTAGGTTCCGGCAAGAACAGGCAGTGGCACTGGAGTTCGTTTCATATAGGGCTGATGAATACCTTCAAGGGTATTGCATCAATCGCATTTTACACCGATACACAGCAAGCACTTGTATTCACTCCCCATTTCTTCAAGAGATACAGGGAGAGACTTTACAAGGTGTGCGACTGGAAGGTGCGCAACCAGTTTGACATCGCAAAATCAATCGAGGACATCATATCCATCTACATAAGCCGCAACGTGTCAATTGCGTGGATTGAGACTGAGGCAGAGTTCAGCAACAAGGTACATATATTTGCTCCTACGGGCGATGGAGTGGCGTTGTTGCAGTGGGACAAGAACAAGAAGGTATTGCAAGCAAACACTTTCGTAACGATGGATATGCTGAACGAGAAGCAGATTGAGATGGTCAAGGCTGCAATAGCGTATCTTTACCTTTCAGAAGAAGAAAGGAAACAATTAAAATATCCTGATTTTATTCAAGGTGATTAAGGCAGCGGCAGTAAATCTATTACAAATGACAAAAGCGGAATTATGCAGAGCAATCGCTCAGAAGACCGGACTGCAAATCAAGGAAACAACAGAAGTGCTGGAAGCTTTCATTGATATAGTGCAGTCAGAACTTACCAAAGGTGAAAAAGTAACATTACGTGGATTCGGTACGTTCAAGAAGAAACATCGTCCTGAAAGAAAGGCTAGAAATCTGAGCAATGGAACTGAAGTTGTCGTGCCGGCAAGGGATGTAGTACATTTCATTCCAAGTTCCCAGTTCTTTGAAGAAATCAATTGACCATACATCTATGATTAATCTCAATGAAGGCATAGCTGTTGATGCAGCTCACTCGACCAAGAACAAGAAGACGGAATTTCAGGGCATCGATTTGAAGACCGGTAAGAAGATAATCTATCAGGACATCGGAAACCAGACAATCAACATCGGTGAGTTCCTAGCAATCGTGGAAGCGGTCAAATACATTATAGACCATAACCATGAGCCGAAAGTAATCTTCTCCGACAGCAACACCGCTATCAGTTGGTTCAAGAACAAGAGAACCGCATCAGGAAAAAGGAACATGAAGCTGATGAAAGCCGAAATCTATCTCCGTGCTATGGCTTATTGGGTAGACGAAATCGAAGTAGTCAAATGGGACAACCGTCAGTGGGGAGAAATCCCTGCTGACTTCGGAAGAAAATAATATAGTTTACACACTGATAATATACAAGCGATATGTGTTTAAGAAAAAGAGCAATCGATTCAGCAAGAATGACAGCTGAATTGTATTCATTGGACGAAAATGTTGAGAATCTAATTCAGGAAGCTTATATACAAGGGGCAACGGAAGAATCACATCTTTTTAAAGGAGAAGTTGGTGATTTCGGACAAGCCATTGCATCTCTGAGATTAGGAAAGAAAGTGGCAAGAAAAGGTTGGAACGGAAAGGGTATGTACCTTTGGCTCAAACTAGGTACAACCATTCAAAAAGATTGGTGCAAAGACCCCATGTTGCTTTCAGTATGTGAAGCAAATGGTGGTTCTGTAGAAGGATTGCCGACCATCTGCATGAAGACAGCCGACAACAAGATTCTGACCGGTTGGCTCGCTTCTCAGACTGACATGTTGGCAAATGACTGGGTTTTGGTTGAATGAACATGAACTGAAGACGGGCTTCTTGTCCGTCTTCCTTTGATTATGACTATGGCATTTACAAGTTATTGTTTTATCAGAAAGAACACTCCTGAGCTTCGGGAAAGGCTTAAAGGCATGGGAATGAGAAGTGACGGCCAAAAACGTCATCCTGACTCATACACCACACTGCTGATTCAGAACGGCATATATGTCCCGATTCATCCCAGTAAACAATCAAGACATTACAACGCCATTGATTGCGGTACAAATGAGGAAATGTTCATTGCCATGGCTGCAATACGCAATGACAATGACAAGTATCAGTGGTTCATTTGTCTGGAAGATTGCCTGAATTTGGATATAGAACCAACCAATAAGGGTTCCTGGCAATTCAATGACCGATATGACAAGCTGCCGGTAAGACTGAGAAAGATATGGAAAAAAGCAACAATGAAAGAAATCGTGAAACATTATGGAAGTAAAAATCAAGAATAGTGACAACACATTGGTTGATGCTGACTGGACCATTGAGGATGGTGTGATGGTAGTGTCGCTGAAAGAAAGCTTTAGTCCTAAAAATGGGGATGTTATCGTATGTAGTAATGCTCTAGGTTGTTGGACGCTTATCGTCAAGACAATAGAGCCTCATGTTGTTTGTCATCATGCGGTATTGGTAGACAATGGTATATTGAAAATCAATGACCGTTCTTCATATTCGAATCCACGTCCTGCCACCGAGGAAGAAAAGAAGCTATTGTTCGACAAGCTAGCAGAGAAAGGATTGGCTTGGGATGCTGAAAAGAAGGAGCTTATCGAGCTGAAGTGGGTACCAAAAGATGGTGATTATTATTATTATCCTGCTTGTGTCGATACTGGATTTGTACCACTCAGCGCACGCTATAGTGCAAGTAGTAGTTACGATACGGGAATGGCGGCAAAGGGCTGGTGTTTCAAAACCCAACAAAAGTGCAAGACGTTTTGCGACCTCCTAAATGAAGCAATAAGTAAAATTAATTCTTAATACATAATCTTATGAATAACGATGAATTTGCAATAATTATATGCTTTATCGCATTAATTGTAATGGTTGTTTTAACCATTTTCAGCATACGGAAAGAACATAAAAGACTTCTCAAGGCGGCGAACAGCATCAAGCCTGGAGATTTATATAAATGGGAAGTCAAGTCTTGTTCAAATAATCCGTTTGAAAAACCTGTCGCATTATACGCAGCGATAAAAGAAGTAAAATTCAATAGCTCAGGCACTCCATGGGTTAAATACATAGCTGATGGCAAAATGTGTTTTGATGAGTTGACAGATTTTTTGAGCCGTTACGAATTGGCTAAAGATGAGGAGAAAAAACAATGAGAAGATTTGTAATCAACACGTTATACTTTTTATTGGCAATGCCGATATATGTCTGTATACTGATATGTGCAATATATATCAAATTGACTGGCTTGGTGTTTGCTCTTACTGGATTTTCAGAACCATACGAATGGCTTGATGCATTGGATAGTTATATTCACTCCATTGCCAATAAATATTTCTAAAAACATTATCTATGAAAGTATTTGCATGTAAAAGGAATCATTCATACAGTGGCGGTGTTGCCATTGTTGCTGCCAACAATGTAAATGAAGCATTTGTCGTGTTCCATCAAGACCCAAAATATAACTGGATGATTGACAACATTGATATGGAAACTTGTGACTATACATCAGATATTGATAAATGTGACAGCTATGAGTACAAAAGAAATGATTGGCATGAGCTTCCTATGCTTACTGCCGATGTGGATAAACCTCAAATAATAATTGAAGATGGACATACAGAATAAATTCAAGTAATTATGGAAGTGTGGATAGCAAGAGACAGAGATGGTGAACTGTATATGTTCACAGAAAGACCTGAGTTGATTAAAAACACTTATTTTATCGCTCAGGAAGATACAAGCAGCATGAAAATGGATTATGATATGTTTCCTGAAATAACCATTGAAAACAGTCCAAAGAAAGTAAATATCAAAATAGTTGAAGAAAAATGAAAACACCTCAGTTATACATCAAGAATGAAAAAGGCAGATATGAACCTTACGAACCACCAGCACCGGACATATCTGATAGTGTCTATCGCAAGATAAATGGAAAGTATGAGCCTGTAGGATTATTCCAAAGACATGACCATCTTACTGAAGGTGTCTGGGTAGTTACCAGTGACCGCTCTTTCTGTAACGGGAAGTACATCAAAGACCGCTTCAGGCTTGATAAAGTGAGCGATTTGCAATATCCTAGCATAGCCGAATTTGGTGGTCTCAGACAGATTAGCGAACAAGCCATTGAAGACTTTTATCGCATACAAAGAGAACGGTGCAAACAATGCAATGCAATGTCTAATTATGAAGCTATGGAGTATGTGATTCAACGTGCTGTAGAACTTTTAAAGGAAAAGCAGAAATGAAATTATTGGATTGTTGGATTCTAATATTCATATTGTTTGCCCTATATGCAGAATTGAAAGGAGGAAATAATGATTTTTATACCTAAAGAACTGGCAGATAAGCTTCAGAAGAAGGGTTATCCGATGCCAACAAACATAGTCTATGCCACATACAAGCAAGATGGCAAGTTATGTCCGATGAAAATAGTTGGAGAAGCAATAAATGTAAAGCCTATAGCGCCAACTATTGAGCAAGTATTGGAATGGATGAGAAGAAACCATCATTTAAGCATTGAACCATATAGCTGTGCTTGTGGTTGGAGAGTGACGATATGTAAAACCGGCAATGTCTTGGAAGGATATGTGAGCGGTGGTACTTGCGTAAAAGACGAAGTGAAAGGTGACAATGATGGTGGCGCTTTTAATTTTTACAAACAAGCCGCTATTGCAGGTATTGAATATGCACTTAATAATTTGATATAATGGCTGATTTAAACATGCTTGCCCAGCTCACATACCACAATGCCCTTAAAAGAGGCAGAATCAAACCTAAAATGACGCATTTCAGTACAGCTACAGACATTCAGTCCGAGCTGTTGGAGTTCACTATGGCGAGCGAAACAAAACCCTCAGAACATCTTCCTCAGTATACTGAAGCCCAGGAAGAATTAGCGGACATAGTAATCTGCGGATTGACCGAACTGTATCGAAGGGGCGTTAATGTTGAAGAGATAATCATCGAGAAAGTAAATTTTAACCAAGTTAGAGCTTATAAACAAGAAATTAAGAGACATGATTAAGGCCACAAAAGAAAAACTATCCAGTCTCTTATATGAATGGACGATTGAAGAGAATTGCGACTACTGCAAGCACCTTAAATCGTTCCGTGACGGAGACAATCGACACCCTTGCAACAGGTGTGAGACTTACGATTTATTCAAGTTGGACGATGCCTTGAAGAAGGAATTGGACGACAGAGTTAGACAAGTTATTAATATTGTTAAAGCTAAATAATGGTAATAGAATTTTTTTATTTTATGGTTGGATTTACGATTGGCTGGTTTGTAGCGGGATTGTTGTTTATTTCCCTCCCTTTCTTTAGGAAGGTTAAAGTGGATTATTCAATCGAGACAAAATCTAATAATTGTTTTGATATAGAAAAAAGATTTGCCGTTTATACTAAACAACATTTTTGGTCAAAATGGGAGCAAAAGAAAATTTTTGATGACATGGAATCAGCGAAAAGATATGCGGAAAAGCAAAAAATGATACCAAAATATTATTAGTTATTCAATATGACATTGTGGTTCAAAAAACTTATATGTCTGTTGTTCGGACATAAATGGGACATATATGAAGTTCAATATAGGGTAGAACCAAAACCAATCAGAAGAAGCTCGATTTTGAATAGGAAAGGTGGAAAGAAACGCACTTTGTTTCCCAATTCATACAGAATCAAGACTGAAAGAGGTTGGTATTGTAGAAGATGTGGTAAAATTAAAAAGAAATTGTGATATGAAAAAATACGAAATTTTGTTTGCAGACCTTGATGGTACACTGATAGATACCATCAGCGGTGAAACCTTTCCCAGGGGCATTTGGGACATAAGATTCAAGTTTGATATACTGGACAAGATTAAAAAACTTGCGCCGAAATATCTTTTAATTGTGTCCAATCAAGGAGGTATCGAAAGCGGATTTGTTGATAGCATGGACTTTCAATGTAAATCTGAATACATTTCAAGAGCGATACGTGCATATTGTGGTTGTGAAGTCCATGCAATGTATTGTACCACCAACAATAAAGAAAGCACATTCAGAAAACCGAATACTGGAATGCTTGAATTGCTATGTGTAAATCATGTTGGCGATGATTTGGAATTCATCAAAAGCAAGTCGCTCATGATTGGCGATGCTTCGGGCAAGCAATGGCAGTTCTCAGACAGCGACAAGAAATGTGCTGAGAACTTCGGCATTGACTATATGGATGTGTATGATTTTGTCAAATGTGAATTCTGACAGCCATGAAAAGAGAAGAAGAAATAAAGCAATATTGCACTGACAACGGATTCCCTTATGGAGCTTGCAGTAGTATATCAAGTCTTAAAGCTAATATAGCAACAGAGGCGATAAAGTGGGCGGATAAACACCCAAACGGCAGTCTTATTGAATGGCAGAAGGGAGAGCCGAAAAAAGAAGGTTATTATATAGTTACGAATTACGACGGATGGGTTACAGTAGCATATTGCCATAGAAAGATTGATGGTAAACTGTTTTGGAATGGCGTGGAACCAACAGCTTGGTGCAAGCTAAGCGACATTGAACCATATAAGGAGGAAACAAAATGACAAAAAGAGAATTGATTTTTTGCGAGGAGCTAGCGATCCTTATGTGTGAGCCGAGTGGTTTTGAAGTTGGAGGATTTAGCTCTAGGCTTAAAGAAGTCATTAAAACTATTACGGCTAAAAATGCGGCAGTAAAAAAGAAGGTACTGGATATTTGCGAGGAGAGAGTCGAAAGTGGCTACTTTGATTCGTATGCATACGAGACTAAAGACCCCAAAGAGGTGATGAGAATGATTAAAGAAGATTATGATACTGTATTCTTCAAAGTTTAATGTCTAGAAAGGAGATAGTCATGACCGGCAAATTTAAAACATTCAAAGACTTGGTGTTTGAACCGCACCCATCGGCAATCAATGCTATGAGGCTCTATCCACGTCAACATGACAGGGACCCGTACACACAAGCAATGTGCGAGGCTGCTCAAGCACACATGGACTTTCCGAACGGATATGGTATCAGCGTGCTTTTCGGCGTTCAGTTTTATAGCAATGGCCGTGATACATACGAGGTGTCAGTTAGTTATAAAGGGAGTCTTGTCTGCTATTTTCCAGAAGATTCGGTTCGTGGTTGGCAAACCAAGGAGGAAGTGACGAAACTTATGATAGAAATTCAAAAAGAGAAAGAATAATGGATATACATGAATTACCAGTAAAGGACAATCTGTCAGGAGAACAGATAGAGTACCTTCAGAAACAACAGAATGAATTCAAGCATATCGGCAAACTCAAAAAAGTTCCCGGTCATACTCTGTTTTCATTCAATAGAAAAACCAAAGAGATAAAGCCTGCCAAATTTGAAAATGAATGTGCTCTTGGTTTTGATAAAAAAGTAGTCACAAAAATCAAATGCGTAGTTGAGCCTGACTGCTTTTATGATCAGGCATTGAATAAGAAAAACTTCGTCAAAAGATTGAAGAGATATGGATTATTATAGTAAACAAAACATTAAAAATCAACATTATGGAAAGAAAATGTATCGTTAAAGGACTTATGGAAGTGTTTCAGGCAACCGGATGGGTAAACATGGAACTTGCAGAAAAGGAAGAATCAAGATTCGATTCAGACCTTGGGTTCGATTCACTGGACAGAATTGAAATCTGCATGGATATTGAAAGGAAGTTTGGCATTGAAATCAGTGATGATGAAGTGGCAAGCATCAATACTGTAGGCGATGCAATCAACTTGCTTGACAATATCATCAACAATTAGGCCATGAACACGTTCCACCAGGAGCCGAGATTTGACTGCAAGAACTTCGCACCTTGCGGAATCCATTCTTTGAGCAAGTGCCGTAAGTACAAGGGAGCATTAAAAGAATGTCAGAGGTGTACACTGGTAAAAAGGAAGTCAAAGACGATAAACCACCTCAGTTCAAACAGAAAGATATGTCCCCATTGCGGACAGGAACTGAACATTACCATGTTTGGGCTGAGGAAAGTTTATCGTAAGGGCAAGGAATATGTCTGTAGGGCTGCATGGTGCAAGTTATGTACCAATGAAATGAGCAAGCTGAGATACAGAAGGAAGATTTTGGAACAATGGAATAACAAATAAAAATAATGGAACAATATGGAAGATATTGAAAAATGGCAAGCATTGTCAGATGAAGAAAAAGATAAGGCTCTGAAAGCGCTTTTGCAACGGCTTGACGGGTTGAACTATAAAGATATTTGTAAGCATCATGATTTAATGACAGAATCCGACATGAGTGCGTATGCTTATAAGCATCCAGTACTGGTGCTTCGTTTGGCAGACGAAAAGATGTCACACCAAATCATGAGTTGGTTATTTAGCACAGTAGATACTTCACAAGGGAAAATGCACGTTCCTTTGTTTGGATATTTCTTGGATGAAATTGTTTTCGACAAATCATCCCTGATGAGCTACGATGACAATGAAAAGGAGATTCTTCGTCAAGCTATCAGAATCATTCAAGAAAAAGGAACAGGGAAAGAAAAGTAATTGTTTCTATTTATACTATTAATATAGGTGTGTTGACATTAGTATTAACCAAAAAGAAGATTATGACCAAAAAAGAAACAAGAATCCAACTTGAAGGAATTGCGGTTCCAGACTGGTATTTGTCACTGGAACCTGAAATCATCGAAGTGATGGCTATGGAAGCCCAATTGAAGGCAAGGAAGGAGAAACTTCAGACAACCATACTTACAATGATGGAGAATGACGGGGTTGATTCAATCAAATCAGACCTTACTTCAGCTTCAAGAAAAAAGGCATACGAAGCCCATAAATTCGATTCCACACGCTTCAAGGCAGAACAACCTGAGATGTACGAATCATACAGCAAAATCGTATCTTTCTCATCTTCAGTGTCTTTCAAGTGGTTGAAACAGCCCAATGGCGAGGCCAAGTGACGCTATTTAACTATTAATGTAAAAACAAGCGCCTTCCACAAAATAATGTGACCGATGGCCTCTTCCAATAATCGGTTCAGCTAAGAAACAAGCTGTCCAAAAAATGAATATTATACAATTAACAAAATTACTAACAAATAGTAAGTTTCCGTGAAGTTGTAGTGGTTTCGCTTAAATAATAAATGCCGGCCAGTCATGATGGAACCGCTTGTTTTTTTACGATATAGTTGAACGACTTGACTATTAATAATTGTAGTTATCATAAAGAGCTAATCCTTTTCCGTCCATTACGGGCAATCATGGACGGATGCTGGAACTTGATGAAAGCAGTGGGATTGCCCATACATCGCAGGGTAGAGCAGTCGGTAGCTCGTCAGCCTCATAAGCTGAAGGTCGTGTGGTTCGAGTCCCACCCCTGCAACAATAATTATTAGATATGAGATGTTAGTACGATTTCATTTGTTTCAAGTAGTATAAAGATTACAAACCATGCGGATGGAAGGTTGTGAAACTATCCATCCGCTTTCTCTTTTATCAGAACATGATTGCATTCAATACCTTGTCCCTACTTATCGCATCCCCCTGGTTATTGTAGTAGATTCTCTCACAGTTCTTCACGCTCGTCCCCATCAGATTGGCCACATATACGGTCGGTATGCCCTTGCTTATATAATGGGTGATTGAAGTATGTCTGAACGTATATGAATGGAGTGAGAACTTGCAGTCCAATATCTTCCCGATTTTCTTCAGCCAATGATTCAGTCTGCTGATAAAATGTTTTATATCCCCATTATTCGTAATCTGATTCTTCAGCTTCTCCTTTGTCCTGATGGGGAATATATAGCCGTCCTTCGATTCAGCCTTCCATCTACGCATGATGCTCTGCATTACCTGATTGATTGGAACAGCACAAGGAACAGACTGCTTTTCCGCAATCTTCCGTCTGTTGAACACAAAATGTTCAACTCCCCCCAATACCTGAATATCCGAATACTTCAATGAAATGGCATCACAAGCCGATTGTCCGGTATAAAGGATGAAAGTGCAGAAATCCCTATATAGCTCTGATTTCGGATTATCAGGCATTTCATCCAGTTTCAATTCAATAAACCTCTTGCATTGCTCATTGGTCAGAGTATTGTATTTATGGACGCTCTGCTTGTTCTTTCCTTTCCATTTGCAATTCTTGAAATCCTCCATCTTCACATGTCCTGCCTTGTCAGCCCTTACCACTATGGCATGTAGCATGGCCGAAATATAGACATGTCCCTTTCCATTCCTGACGTTCACTATCCAGTCAAATACATTGTTGATGAAAGTAGAGTTGAGGTCAGTGACCAATACCTTCCGGTAGTCAACGTTCTTGTACTTGCAAAATTCATCCAGTCTCTTGTCAAGCTTCACATACCCTTCGTAACTCCCCTTGATAGTGCCGTCAGGATGCTTGTTGCCCTGAAGTTCATTGACTACATCGCAAATGAATGTGTGCAGCTTCAGTCCTTCCACTTCCGTAGTTCCTCCTGAATCCACCGAAGTCATAAACCCGAACAGACTTCCGTTCCAGTGTATCGCAGCCTCATGGTATTTCTGCTTGAACTGGACAAGTATGTAATTGTTCTCTTCACTGAAAGGACAACTGGGAATGAACTGCTGCTTCTTGGGATTCCAGTGTTTCTTCTGAATGGAACCCTTCAGCATCTTGGTAACGTTGATGTACTTTGTCTCACCATCCTGATAGAGACGCAATCTAAGCTGGAAACCCTTTGTTCCGAACGCTTGGTAGTTGATTGTAATCATAAAAAAGCTGCTTTTAATCAGTAAGTTTTTATGAGCGGATTCTTTCAATAACAAAATCTGGCAAAAAACCGACTGATGGCCTTTACACTGCTAACCGACCAAAGTGTACATCATTTTAGTCATACTTTGACGACCTAACTCAAAGCTAATCAATTAGATACGAAAAATGCAGCATATTCCTGGTGTACAGGTTTACGCTGCATTTATCAATTAGCGGAGAGAGAGGGAATCTCTAGTATTCTTGCTTTAACTCTCTGACTATTAACTAATTAAGCAGCTTTTAAAGAACATCTTGCCAATATTTTATGCACAAATCAATGAAAAATCACTCATTTTTCATGCTGCAAATATAAGAAAAATATTATATTCAAGTACAAAAATACAATAAAAATATAGTATTGATATAAAACAGTTTTTTGAGGTAAGTATAAAAGGGAAGGGGCGGTTCCTCGCTGTCGCCTGAGAATACCGCCCCTATCAGCCAGATTTATAGAGAGAGAAAGCCATTTGCCGGCATCAAAAATCCATTATATCAACCAAGAATTTTCATTCGGGTCATAAGACTTCTGATAAGTAGCCAATGCCCAGTCAACCCTAGTATTGCCCGTATCGTGTTCCCTCTTTCTTGGAAGCTGAGGGTTAATCTTGAACTTGGAAGCATTGTACAACCAAAGCATTGATTCATCATAAGCCCATTTTCGGGTTTCCGATATGTTGGTCGGACTGATGAGCTGATGCAGATAATAAAGGGCGATACGGCTCATGTGGGCGACCACGTTTACATTGCGTGGGTCATCCTTCATCACGTTCACACCTTCTTCAAAAGCATCCGCATTAGGGTTCATTATAGGATAGAACACTGAACCTTCACAAACGACATAATCATAGACACCTTCAGACCAATCATATTCCAAGTCACTGGAATATTCCCCGATCAATCCCCAAGCATCATCTTCTTCAGGATTCAATGCAGTCTCTCCACCCACCGGAGTGGATTCAAGCAAGTACTGATAGAAATTTCCATTGAAAGAACACACATTATCCTTCACCCATGATAAAAGCGGTTCCCATGGAACGGCATCAACCTCTTGCCATGCTACCGCTCCAGGTATATGGATTTCATTCGTTTCGTAGCCATGAGGAATGAGGCACATCCAGTATTCAGTACCGAAAATGACCACTTCCCCCTTGGCGTACATACGAAGCTGAGAATATTTCTTTGCGGTTTCCATCTGATACGGGTCTACAAAATCCACTATCTTTTTCCAATAGACAAGCTTTGTGGGTTTCTTATATCCGTTCAGTGCGGTAAGGGTACGATATATCTCACCGTCCTTCTGCAACCAAATCTGAGAAGGATATGAGACAGCCATATTATGCTCACGGATATTCTTTCCTACAGCAAGCACATTCTCTATCTCATAATACTGGTCCAGGTATTCAAGCATGTTGAATTCCGCACGTTGTTCAGCCTGGATGATGCGGTCGTGCTTGTCACGGATGAGTTGCTTCCAATGCTCATCCGTCACAAGTGATATATAGTCCTTATCGGTCAAAAAACGCAAGTATGCCATTTCTTCTTCTTTTTAATATTAATAGTTGAAGTCGCCGTAAACTGTGCCGTCCATATTCACGGTCGTCACAATGTCGGTGTTGGAAGTCCTGTATTGCTGATATTCCTTGCTCAGATAATAAACAAGGGCATAGTCAAGACAATCCGAGAAATGGCCGTATCTTTCGATTCTTTCCCCGTTTTCGTTTAACACCTTCTTCTTTTCCTTCGTGCCGTCAGGATTCTTCTTCTGATATACGAAGTCTTCAGTCAGTCTATGACAACGTGCGTCAATCATCACCTTCCAACCCTGATAGCCCTTTAGCAGTTCATTGACGAATTCCAGTCTCGTTGACATGGCAGGCTGCTTGTTCAACAACTGGATTTTCGGCTTCAATACGGCATTGGTCATATTCTTGTTGGCGATGGTAAAGTTGTTGGTTCCTTCCTCAGTCTGAGTGGAACGTGCTAGTCCGGCAGGGTCGCCAGTCAGCAATACACCACCTATATGACCTTCCTTGACAAGACAATTCGCAATCCAACGTGTAAAGGCTGGAGTGTTGTTCAGCTTGTCCTTCGGATAACCGACATACTCAGGGAATATGTAAACCACCTTCTCTTCATAGTCAATCTGAATCGGCAAGCAGCTCATGAACGGATTCACATTGAAGTCCAAACTCAAAATCAAAGGCTTCAGCTTGTCATAATGTGATTCCTTCAAGTTCTGAACCAAATGCTTCTCACCGTCAAAGTTCCAATATGCAGCCATCTTGTTCGATGTGGTAAACAGCCAGTTACCATACAGCAAACGGTCTCTGTCGGCTTTGTTACGAAGCTTGATAAGCTTGTTGTAATAGATGGCACGGAACTTTTCGTTAGGGTTGTCGAACAAACTGAAGGGAATGTAGCGATAGCCCTTTGGAAGAGTGACCGGATTTCCGTCATCATCCATTACAAACGTACTTCTCACCCATGTCAAACATGGATTTGTCGAACAAAAAAGCTTACCTACTACAAATGTTTCTGCAATCTTATAGCGAATACGAGAAGCCAAAACTTCCACTGCTTTTTCTGAAACTTCTGATACTTCATCAATAAATCCTCCAGTAATTTCCAAAGAACCCAATGAATTGAAGTCGGGGTCGCCCGGACTTGGCGTTAAATCCATAGCAATGATGGTTGAACCATTCCAAAAAGTAATCGTGTATGCAAGATTGTTCACATGATAATGCACATCACGTTTTAACCCCCATAAAGTAAGAACATCCATAAGGGTATTCCATGTTGTTTCCAAAAGAGTTTTGCGAACCTTACGTGCAACAACCATACGAATGCCTTCAAATTGCATACAGCTATATGCAAGCCAACAACAACCAAGAAAGGAATTGTGAGTTACAGTGAAGTCATCCACAACATAAAGGCCTGACGGATTTGAAACAGATATGCATCTACCTTCTTTCTTTCCCAAATATTCAACATCCACAATTCTCTTACCATATTCAGAAACTCCACCGTTATATTCATATCTCGCCCTTTCTTTTTTACGAGTTAGACCACACAAGTCAGGGTCCATTTTAGTTCTAAAATACACAGTCCATGTTTGGCTGCATATTTTCTTTTCTCCATTTGTCAACTTGTAACTGCCCATATCTGAAGTTATTGTTGCCACCCCTCCTAAAGAGCGTACTACAAAAGCAACATCATTTGCCAATTGTTCACTGGTTGTTGTATAGCTCATGTGTCCTCTATCATCTACATATCCATCAGTATCCATCAATCCCTGCATCAACTTCACTCTTTCATCCACGGTGCCGAACATATACACCTTTGGAATAAAATGAGTTTGCGAACGATTGCCGGCTATTCCATGCTTCTTTAAACACTCAATCAAATCATTATCATAAATTTTATATGAGCATGCTCTGCTTTCTGATGCGTATTTTTTAGACATATCAATGCCAGCTTCTTCAAATCTATCGACAATTTCTTGATCCATTGTTGTAAAAAGAACATGCCCTTTGTTCAATACTGTATCTGTAATACAACCGTCCCCAATAATAGCGCCAAGTACATAAGGGTCAATATAGTATTTACCCTTATCGCCAAAAGTGAATTTTACTGGTTTTGTCAATGGAATAATCAAATTATGTTCTTTATACATTCCATTTTTCTTGTTCTGAAACCATTCGTACATCTTTATTGTCGGCCACATAATATCAGTGCTCAAATCGTATTTTATAGCCTTTTTAGATTTTCTCTTTCTACTTTCATGCAAAACCCACAAGTGCCCTTCAGAACAATCGAAATATGTTCCGTCCCTAAACTTCACTCTATAAAAATCAAACTTTCCAATAGGATGTACATACGTCACCTTTTGCATACCTCCAGTCATCGGGTCTGTAATAGTATCATTGACTTTTATGTCCCTCAACTTACGACACCCAAATGGTGTTACAACGTGGCTGTCAAGTAACCCCGCCTTTCCACCACCGGCAGAGCCACCTCCTAAAATTTGTTCTGGAATATCATCATTTCCACATTGAGAACATGCAGGTTTGTACACCGCATTTCCTCCTTTATCAAATCCATTAGGAAGCATAGTTAACGAACCGCCACATTTATCACAACGATTAGGTTGCAATGCATTCCATAACTCATATTGTCTCTCTGAAGGCTTAAAATTGATTGTTAACCCTCTTGGCCTTTCTAATTTTGCCATATCAATGTAGAATTTATCACACTGCTTTTATCAATTGGCTTTTCTAATAATAGTATTAAAAGAATTATTCATTTCGCCTCCAGCTTATCCTCCACTCTTATTTTTGCTAATAAACTACTAAAAAACAACGATTTATCTTAGGTTGTTAAATAATGCAAATCCTCCAAAATGAAACCATTAGCACATGGGTGAAACACCTTTTTGCCTGATTTACAATACTTTTTGATTGCATTATGTCCATCAAATCAATGATTCGTTGATATAAGCCATCAGCTAATTTCCACTTGTTGTAGGGGTGTAACGTTTGGTTACATCCGCTTCATCCACTAATTTAGCAATGGCTCTACGGCTATTTGTGTGTTTCAACGCATCGCACACATCCTTTGCACAAAACAAAGGTTCATTGTTCTCATCCATCACAATTCTCACTTGACCGAATTGCTCATTTTCAAAAACACGAACTTCGTCCTTCCTTTCATTCTTCGTAAAATCTTTCATAATCTTGCTCATTTAGAATACAGCTCACCATTAGAGAAATGAAGGAAGGGCAGTGAGCAAACCCTTGTCAGCCGGCAGCTACCCCGACCTATCCTTCAATATGTAATAGTCAAGCACAAAAAGTGCCCCACTTCACAGCGGAGCACTTTTAACACACCTTTTATAATTTAAAGACTAATTAAAATAAAAACAACTAACATTTAACGGCATTGATCCGTTTCTTGGCATTGACACCCAGTTTCTTCAAGCTGGAAGCGTCAATCTTTTGGGATTCTTTAACTATCACTTTTTTCATTCTATCACGTTTATGGTTTCCAATCCGATTATCTTAGCCTTTGGATTATGGCTCATCACCCTTGTACTTTTCAAACTCTTCCACTTGATAAGCCCGAAAAGGATGGAATGACGTTTCTGTACATTGATTACGGTCAGGCTGTCACGTATCTCATAATTGATTACCGCTTTCCTGTCAGGAGCTACGGCAACATCTATGCTGACAAAATTATCCTTGAACAAAGCCCTGAAACCTCCGAACGTATCTTTAAGTGCAACAACCGTATCTCTGCTAACCACCTTACTTACAACATTCGTCATCGTACCAACTTCCTTGGCCTTCAGTTTGGATGCTTTCAGAAGCTTTCCGTAACGTGCCTGAAGATTGTCAATTGAATAGGTCAAGTTCTTCACCTCAGCCTGATAAAGCGTTATGGAATCATTCATCCTGACTTCAGTCTGCCTTATCTTCTGATTCAGGTTGCTGATGGTGTTCTCAAACATTTCGGATTCATCCCTATACTTCACCACTTCCATGTGGCTTCTGTGAAGCATACCCACCAATATGCCTATCACTATCAGCAACCAAGCCCATGCAGGTATTCTGTTCCAAAATCCCATATCATTCGAAAGTTATGTAACACTTTCCATTCTCAGTCACGCAATGTCTGTACAGCAACTTGTACAAAGGCTCAAAACACGCCAGTGATTCAGTAAGCTTTCCGACAATGGTATTCTTGCCGACCAACAAACAACCATAAGTGTCCTTGTCTGTATTTCCACCATGGATTCGTATTCCTGTAAAATGCGGAACCTTGCATATCTCAGGCATCAGTCCATTTACCATGAATTTCTTGTAGGCAGATTTCTTGGAAAACTTCGGTGAATAAGTGAACTTGACCTCGTATCTTCCATAAGGAATTGCGCTTTCACCATACACCTTCACTTCACCATTGTCGAACTTTCCGCTCTTGTCCCTATCACGCACCTTGTCTTCCAAAGTATCGCAATATCTTGTTCCGTCAACGTATAGCCGACCTATCGTGTAGGTATTCTTTATGGCTATACGTTTCACTTTCAATTCCATTATGCTCATAGAATCGTGGATTTCAATATACTGAGCGTCCTTACCCTATTGATTGAATCAGGACCCTCGATTGACTCTACAGGGATATAGTAGTTCCTTACCCTTCTCATCACCTTTACATCCGCATACACTCCCAGCAACCTTCCCTGGGAATTGAGGATTCTAGTTACAACTCCAGTCTTGTTGACCAGTGAATTAGAACCATGTCTTGCAAGGTTCTTTGAATTTCTTATCGTTATCTTATCGCCGATTCTTATCATAACTACCCGTATTCGATGTGCTCCGATGGTAGTTTCCTTCCAACACGTTCTCCAGTCTGTCCCTTATCTGACGTATATCAATCGACATGTCGGTAAACTGTTTCATCGTAGCTTCAAACACTGCCTTGTCGAGCTTCATGTTGTCGAGCTTTGCATACTGAACGTCCAACTGGGCTTTCATCTGTATCAAATCCTTTTCCATCCGCTCTATCTTAATCATACTCATCTGATGCTGAAGGTAAATGCCGCAAATGAAGATTACGCAAGTACCTATGGTCTTCAGGTTCCTTGATACGAAATCACCGATAATCGAGTTTGCATTATTGTCCATAACATGAAATTTAAAAGTTAGTCAACAAGGTCTTTCAACTCGTTGTCCTTATTGCCTTGAGGTACAATAAGGTTGAATGTGATTCCGTCACCGTCAGCTCCTTCAAGCATAACCTTGTGTGCGATGTCTTCCTTGATTCCGTACATGTCGGTCAACTTGCCGATAGCATTTACAGCAACTGAACGTAATGCTGCCGGTGAAATCTTCGTGCCGAACTTGTCCGTACATACAAGGGTGGAACATTCATCTGCAATCTTCAGCAACGTTTCAGTCAGCCGTGGTCTCAATGTAGCCGCATTGACCATACTCTCGCTCTGAAGCTGTTCGATACGTTCCTTGATGTCTTCACGCATGACAAGCTTTCTCGCCATTATAGCATCATCAACATCATCTTCTATCAACTCGTAATATTCTCCACCTATATAAGGTCTCTTCACATTCTTGAAAACCAAGTCATAGGCTCTCTTGGCATTTCCGTTGTATGGTGAAGGACCGCAAGCGTAAATCAGGCAGAACTTTTCTTCCAAATCAGCCAGTTTCTTTTTGTCCATTTCTGTATACTTTTATGATTATTATCTTTATAGATAATAGTCGTCAGTTGACCTAAAGACATTTTTTAACTGGCTGTCAATGAACTACTTCTTCAACGCCTGCTCCATAATGAATTTCCTGAACAGTTTGGTAAGACCTCCAAGGCATTGTTCCACCTTTTCCATGGAGTTCAGTTCCGTCATATTAAAGTTTATCTGGAGGGCGTAACCGCCTATATATGCCAAAGGCTTGCTTGTACGCTCATCAACAATCTGATATATGTCATAATCCTGCCGTTCCCTGAACATCAGCACTCCAGTGTTGACGGAATCAAGATAAGCCTCCGGTATGCCCTTGTCATTCAACAACTGAACCGCTGTAGGCTTGTCTACACGCTGCATCTGCAACACCTGGTTCTGCATTACATTTGGAGCTTCAGACTTTACTTCCATCTTCTTTTCTTCATTGAATGTGGGCTTGGTAGGCTGTACACCAGTTTCCACTTTCTGAACTTCCTCGTTCCTGACATTACCTGAAGATTCAGCCATGACCATCGTTCCGGTCTTCTTATCGAACTTGAAATTTGTCTTCATTGCCTTAAATTTTAAAATGGTCTCTCAACTTTTCACGTTTCTCTGTAGCAAGGCTACCTATAGCATTTGAATTGCCGTCACTATCTCGCATACGTGCCGTCAATATGCGGACAATTTCACGGGTAGCGGTAACATCGGCATCAGCATCATGCGCATCGTCCAAGTCGATACCAAGCTTTTCGGCCATCAGTTCAAGTTTCCAGCTTGTTATACTTTTATCATTGTCAAAAGTAAGCTGTGACAAGATTATGGTGTCCAATTGTGCAGGCTGGAAGTTTCCGAAAAAATCTTTCGCTCCACGAACCAATTTTGAGAATCTTGCCCAATTACCGGTATAGACCATTATCTGCTGCATGAATCCCTTGTCAAACAAAGGGTTCTGACCAACCAAAATAGGTTTGTTTGCCGCAACCACTGGAAACGTATTGTTCTCTATGAAATCGCAAATCTCCACACATACATCTTCCAACGGCTTTCCCATCGTATAGAGCATATCCATGGTTACGCCTGAAACTTCCAAAGCCCTCTTTTCATACAACATCAATTCATCCTCACTGTCATTCTCATACTTGCTCTTCAATACCTTCTTGGCAGTCTTCCCTGCGTCAGGCTGTCTATTGTACGGATATATATATGCATTGTACTTGTCAAGAATTTCAAAGGTATCAAGTCTGACCGCATGTAGCGAAATCTGAGTGGCCGCACAGGTCACACAATCCAGTCCACCAGTTTCAAAGTCATACACAATTGCAGTAACTATATTGGTTTTTTCTTTCGGTGCTGCCATATCACTTGTTTTTCACTTCTTCATAGATACGCTCAATTTCATCAAATAATGCTTTCTTGGTTCCGTTGTTTTCAATCACATAATCATAATCACCTTCAACCAAATTTCTCTTATCATCCCTTCTGATACGTGTATCATCAACTCCTACCTTTCTTCTCAATTTCGGCTGACGTTTAATCAACACGGTATAGATGTCATACATGTCACCAAAATCCTTCCGTAAGTTTTCAAGACCCTTTTCATCAATCACATATATCGTGCATGGACCGAAAACCTGATTTTTCAACGCATAATAATAATTGCCACCAAAATGAGTGTATGCAATCATTTCCGTTCTGTCAGGTACAATATCAATAAAATGATGGTCTCTTCCTTCCACTTCAGTCGGTCTTGGCGGACGTGTGGTAAACGAGCATATAACATTCGCACCGCACTTATATTTCATATGCAGGGATGCGAGTGTCTTTCCACAGCCCGATCCGCCTACAATGCATAGAATCTTCAGTTTTTCCATATCTTCTTTAGGGTTTAAATATTGTTCAATACGATAATCAAGAATCTCCTTCATGATACTTTTCAATCTGAGAGGCGTTACCCTTCCTCTCTTTCTCCTTTTTTCGGAAGATTCTTTAAGATGCTTCTTGACTAGATTCACCTGGGTCTGTTGGGGGTCGTTCCAATGATACCAGTCAATCGAGTTGCCATCCTCGTCAAACATGTTCGGCATGATGAAATTCTCTATCCTGTCATGGTAGATGGTTTCATCCCTAGCCCTTGCAATTGCATTATTGACACGATACCAATAATTACATCCACGACCCGTGTTTTCGTCCCTGAACTTCCTCAGCTGCTTCTGAAGCTGCTCATCCAGTTCCTCATTAATGTCCAAATAATACATGTCACACCAGCTTTAAAAATGAATTCTTGCCTATCTGCAAAGTATTCTTTTCATCATAATCACTCCATTTCACGTTCACTACAGCAACGATGATACGACCTGCCGCACCCTTCAGTTCCTTCTTCAAATCAGCCCAATCATCCCAAATGGTAAGTATGTTGGTTTCGGTATTCTGCTGAAGGCCTAACTTGCCAAAATGCTTGGTAGCACCAGTCTGTTTATCCTTATATGACTTTTCATGAACTTCACAAATGGTTGCACAAATGACACCTTTAGTCACTTCATAGAACAGATTACCCAAATCCTTGAACTCAATGAACTTGTATTTGGAAAGACTGCCAGGCTTTTCAAAATCATTAAAAATCTTATGATAATCAATGGCCCCCATACCTGACATGTTAATCTGCTGCTGCGACCAAAAATAATGTTTGTCACGCAAATCAGCCGGAACATCCTTTTCCCTAATGGCGAAGCCAAGCATCTCAGCTGCCCTTTCCATAAGATTGTATCGTTCAGTAATCGATGTCAAATGCTCACACTCATCAAACGCACCGGCAAAAATCATGTTTCTCAAACTTCGTGCCGTAACCGGGCATTTCTCTCTCGTTACTGGAGTGCCATCATCGTCCCATCCCTTGAATTTGGACTTGAAGATACGCTTGACAAAATCCTCCATGTCACAGAACTCGCCATACAGATTACGTTCCTGAACAATATACTGAACGGCTTTCATGCCTACCCACTTGATTCTAGTGAGTGACCAGTAAATCCTGTTATTCTTGAAGTCGGGCATAAAATCGATACCTGAAATGTTTATGTCAGGCTGTACCAATTCAGTACCATTCACATTACGGATTTCATTCATCAACACAGCCATCTTGTCTGCATCCTGGTCACGTAGAACCACCGTGTAGAATGCGGTCGGATAATAGGTTTTTGCCCATGCTCCGATGTAGGCGGTGAGACCATAACTTGCTGAGTGCGAGCGGTTAAAGGCATAGCGGGCAGCATTTTCTATGTTATTCCATATCTTTTCGGCAGCTTCTTTTGGGCAACCATTTTCTTTGGCTCCATTAAAGAATTTGTCCTTGAACTTACGAACTTTGTCAATTTTCTTTTTACTGAGAGCCTTTACAAGATTCACGCCATCGCCAAGAGTGAGGTTTCCTACTCGTTGGGCAACTTGCGAACAAGATTCCTGATAAACCATCTGCCCATAGGTGTCCTTCAGCAAATCATAAGTATTCCACAAATATTCAGGTTCAAATTCTCCATGCTTAGCTCTAACATAACTATCTGTCGCTCCTGATTCCAGAGGACCAGGACGGAACAATGCGGCTGCATCAATCAACTCACCGATATTTTGAGGCTTCAATCTTTTGATGAACTTTGTCATACCATCGCCATTGAACTGGAACAGACCTTGCGTATTTCCATCCTGAATAACTTTAAACACCCTTTCGTCATTCAGATATTTGGTAATTATCTGCAACATGGTATAGCGAATTCCGTATTCTTTTTCTATTAATTCAAACATACGGGATAACCTAGTCAACTCTTTAATGGACAATATGTCATTCTTCAAAATTCCAACAGCATCAATTTCAACCCCATTCAATTCTGAAACCAGCATATCATTCTGCTTTTTAACAGGAAGCAACTCATAGCAATGATACCGCTCTCCATGAATAAATTCGGGGGTCACAATGACGGCTGATGGGTGGATAGTATTACTTCGCCCTTGTCCAAGTATGGGAAGCATCTCTTCAAATACTTCAGCATGGTTTTGAATGAATTGTCTAATACGAACATCAGAAGCAGCCATTCTCATCAGGTCAGTCCAAGTCGCTTCATCGTTGTCGATTATTTTGGTAAGATAATTGACTGTAGAACGTGGAATCTTATGCACTGAGGCCACATCTTTCATAGCGGATTTTGCTTTAATGGTTGTCAAAGCCCCCGCCGAAAACACTCTGGATTGTTCTGCACGGTCATATCGCTTCTCCAAATAATGTTTCACTTCATCACGTCTTTCTGCGTCAAAATCTTGATCCACATCGGGAAATGAGGCATGAGAGGTCAACAGATAGCCTTGAGCTACTTCACAATCATGTACTTTGGATATATGACCCTTGACCATTTTTATATTGGTAATTTTCATCTTTGTAAGTAAAGTTTTTAATTATGCGACGAATAACATGAACACCGACATTGAAATGAGCAATGAGTTCTTTGTAACTCGCTCCTGCAATGTATGCAAGTCTAATCTCCCTTGCTTGACGGTTGGTTAGAATAGACATTGCATTATCTTCTCCATCAGCCCTTTTAAGACCTATGCGAATAGCATGATGGGCATTTTCCTTTTGTGTTATTAATTCTAGATTTTCTACGCAATTATTAGTCTTAACGCCATCTATATGGTTAATCACTAAACTCATATCATAATTGTCATGGAAAGTCCTCGCCACCAAACCATGAACGGATTTCTTGCATTTCTTTTCCGTACAGCCAAGCCCTAAATTGACACGAAGATAACCTCTCCTAGTTACTTCTTGCTTCAAAATAGCTTCTTCGATATGTCTCAAACAAGTTCCGCTAACCCCAGTCCAATAATCCCGTTCAAGAGTTTTTACTCTACCTTTATTGCTACATTGATATTTTCCCTCAAGACCACGAATATCTTTCCAAATTTCTCCTGGCAAATCTTCAACCTTTTTCTTTTGCGTTGGATATAGCTCAGAAAAATATTGCTTGAGCAAATGTTCAATGCAAAATATTTTTACAACTCCATCTTTGCACAAATACACATAATGAAGCTTGCGATGTTTATGAACTTTGAGACGCCTGTTCCCCTTTAAGGTAAAGACATTCCCTTCACTGCTTATTCGATAAGCACCGCCATAACCTTCAATATCTTTCCAAATTTCAAAAAAGAAAAAATACATCATTGCTCCATTGCTTTAAGAGTGAATAATTCGTCTTTTCTATCCCATACAATATCATCGCCAATCTGAAGCTCGTCTGCATATAAAATCATTTCTTCGCCATTGCGCTTCACTAAAAATTCCGCATCAACATCAAACTTTCTGACTACTCCATCTTCACATTCAAGTTCAATATAATTATCAGATTCAATGTCGTCTGCTATCTTTGTTACATCGGCAGGAGATAACCCTCCACGTTCAGGAAGCAAGAATCGCTCAAAGATGAGGTTGTATTGTATAGGGTCAATGCAAGTAATCCCCAACAAATACAAAACCAAACTTCCGCCGGCACTACCACGACCTATTCCTGTCAAAATGCCATTATTTCTAGCCCAATTTATCGTATCGTATTGGATTAAAAAATAATCAAGATTATTCGTACTCAAGATAACATACTTTTCGTACTCAACCCTTTTACGATATTCGTCTTCACTACCTTCCGGCACCAGTTTTCTAAATCCGTCTTCGATAAGCTGATTGAACATATTCAAATTCGTTCCATATTTTACATGCTCTTCATCTGTCATCTGATATTGAGGCATATAATTTACGCTCAAGTCATAAGCAGCCGAAGCATTCTCCATTATATCAGCCGTAGCCTCACACATATCATAGAACACATCGTCATCATATCTTTCAGAAAACAGCTTTCGGAACTCATCATAAAGCTCATCTATCGTTTTCATATACTGGCCATAGGATTGTTCATGTGCAGCTCCGGTATCAACCTTATTGAGAACCATCTTCGTCTTCCAGTCCTCCTTGTCAAGATAATATACATCCTGAATCAAGATAGGCCGTATGTTCATCTGATATTCCAAGTTTCCCAAATAGAAATTGTCAAAATAAGCCTTCATGCTTTGAAGAACCACCGAATCAATTCTGTCAGCCCGATATTCAGTAGTATCAACCTGAAAGTATACCCATCCATCAAAAGCATTGATAAAATCATCCAATTGCCCTTTATTTTCAGCCAACCAATGCCCTGAACGCTTATCGAACACCAATGTATTCCCTTCAGCCAAATTGAGAAGGTCTATCATGTCAATCTCCTTGGTTTCAACATTATCAACGGCAATGGTCTTTTGTATCCTGAGCATGTTCCTGAAGCCTTTCTGAGTGGCAGCATATACTTTGGCACCAACTCTATCATTTCCAATTCTGATAGTCAATGAATAACCGAAGCAATACTTCAGCCCCTTGTCCGTAGCCGATTGCTGAAGGTCAAGCGAAGCTGCCATCGTATTCTTGTCTGCAACTGAAATCCCCTTATAGCCAAGGAATCTAGCCTTTTGGCACCAATCTTTCAACAGACCGCTTCCGTTCAACAATTCATAACCTGAATGAATTCCCAAAGGATAGAACTCGCATTCATGCTTGAACTTCGGAGAATCGCCTATATGTCTCAAAACCTGGAACTGTTGGTCTGTTCCGCTCTTTCTTACGTCAACATAATACCATCTGTTGCCAAATGGGAAAGTTATATAGAAAATATCGTCAGCAATCAAGTAAGACGGATTTTCCATCGAATTGAATACAGCACCTCCATCCTTCGTTTGCTTAAAGATATGCTCATAATCCTCTTGGATAAGAAATCGCCCGAACCCTGCAATTACAAGCACGTCCTTTCTGAGCGAGTATGTCAAGTTATGGTTGTCGAGCCATTCTTTCAATGTTATCTGTTCATCCATGTTCATCCAAGATTAAATTCACGTATAGTTTTCAGATTGAACGCAAAGACATCATATATATCTTCCACATCCATTTCATCCCAATCCTTGCCAACACCATCAGGAATGTCGGCTATCAGAACATCAAAGTATTTTTCCAGTTCCATAGCTATCCTCGATGTCGTTTCCTTAGCATCATTGTCATATCCAATCACAATCTGTTCAACACCCTTTTTCTGAAGCTTGAACATCTGTTCCTGGCTTATTTTCTTGCCGAAAGTGGCAATTGGAACTATATGCTTGTTATCATACAATTCAAGTTTTCTGTTAAGCCCAACCACATCAAACGGCCCTTCACACAATATTACAGACTGGGTAGTGTAGGCTTCAATGGCATCGTAGTTATACAATAGCTTGGAAAATCCGTTTCCGACACTTTCATCTGAATTCTTGTATCTTCTCAGCTTGAAGTGGTGTCTTGAATTGTATGATTCAATTTCTTCCTTACTCAAAATGCTTCGTGCAACATAGCCGACCTTCTTTCCTCCATCTATCACTTCCAGTATTACATAATCGCTGAATTCACGTTCTATGCCACGATTGGTTCCTACCGGAAAGTATTCAAAGTCATCGGCGTTCCATCCACGAGACTTGAGATATTGGTTCCTGAAGCATCTCTTATAACCACGAGGCATTTCAATTTCCTTCAGTTCATCATCTATCTCATCCTCAAACATGGCAGAAATGTCAGTAAAAGATTCATCCAGTTCAACCGTTTCTTGTGGTATTAAATCCTCTCTTCCAAGAGCTGTCAAAGTTTCCTTCAGGGTTCTGAAGCGTCTGTTGCAGTGATAGCAGTTGGACATGCCAAAACGTTTCTTTCCGACATTTTGACCAACGTAAATACCATATTTATAATTATCATGTGAGCAAAAAGGACAGTTTTGGACTAATATGTTTTTCCTTCCTCCATCCATCTTACCATTCAAGTCGAACAGCAACTCTTCTGTAATTGAATGTCGTAGTTCGGGGGTCAAATTCATAATAAAGCGTGTGTTAAATTACGCTGCTTTCATCAAGCCATACATCAATCTGTAGGCAAGTTCAATGTTCTTTCACGACTATAGAATATTTCATGTTCATAGTCAGTCACGATTCTGAAAGGTTCACTCTTTTTGCAGAATCTGAACTTGTCAGCATAAATTCTCATGATGTTTTCACGATACTCTCTTCTGCTCTGATTCAATGTAATGACATGAGTGCATGGACGCTGAATTCCCTTGCTTTCCGATGCGTGAAATGCTGTCAGCACATTCTTTTCATCATTTACCCAATCAGGCTGTTCAATCGTAGCCTGATACGTTGCAACACACCAAGCACTACAAGCAGCCGCCAAATCCTTCAAATCCTGAGCAGTGGCAATGCGTTTATGTCTAAGTGCCTTTGAATCCCAGTTCTTTCCTGAAGCGTCAGTCAACAAGTCCAATGAATCTACTATAATTACATCAGGGTATTTGCCGAACTTTTCCTTATACTTATCACATTCATTCATCAAATCCTGAGTAGAGATTTCCTTGCCGAACTTAGGATAAGCTTTAACTTTAAGCGTCCCTTTATATGTTTCCAATTGGACTTTCAACTGTTCCAATGTATGATTGTTGATTCTTCCCTTCTCATATTCATAAGTGGAAGATTTGGTCAACATAGCAGAATATGAATCCATAATTTCAGAAGCAGAACCTTCAAGCTGAAAATGTAGTACATCAAGACCACTCATATAGGCAGCATTGAAACCGATCCAACGTGCAATATGGCTTTTACCTACACCAGACATCGCCATAAACAATGAAAGCTGAGTGCGAAGGTCACAACCATGATTCATTTCATCCAAACCATCAATATAGAAACTATTTACCAGTTTTGCCACCGGATTCTCGTGCTTCATCTTGTTTTCACGCAATCTTTCTTCATAAGTCTGAGCAATGTCAATGAACTCTTCAGGAGCCAAAGAAAACTGTTGCAGCTTCAAAGCCTCTCTAGTGAACGAACCCATAGCTCCAATACGTTCCCCATCCTCATACTTCTTTGTCACTTCCTTCAGAATCTTCTTGAACTGGACGAGCTTCAAGTATTCTTCAAACTGGTCACGTATGCTGTCAGGATCGGTACTGGTAGCTGTCTCACGGATTTCATCCAACAGCTCTGAAACAGCCCTTGAAGAAGACAATCTCTGCACGATTATTCCATACTGGGGTGCGGACTTGTATTCATTGTAGTAGCTTTTCAAAGCCGAATTTAGCATCTGATATTGTTGGTCGGGAAGAAACGTGTCTTCCATATATCTTACCACAGCTGCACATATCTGATTGTTGGTAATGGCACAATTATAAAGTTCTGCCAAAAACTCAACGGTCAATACATTATCACTTTTCTTTGCCATAAGCCTCTCTTCTAAATCTCATTAATTCAGGGTATTTCTTTGCGGTAAGTTGACCGCACTCAACCCAGTTCTTACATTTTTTGCACGTTTCCGAAAGCGGACTCCAACCCGTAGTGGCCTGTTGGCACAACAACAGCCCAGCCTCAGTATTGAAGAAACGTTTCTTTATAGGCTCTTCGGATTCAAGATAAACCATCTTCCTCAACGGACTTGGCTTCGGCTTAGCTATCATGGAGGTAAGCTCTCTCCTTGACAATTCATACTCATCAAGCCACTGGTTGATGTAGTAATTCATGCCGGACTTGCCTTTCTCACTCATGAACTGAGCCTTGTACTTGTCCATAGCTGACTTGGAGAACATCCATGAAGGTTGCCATCTTCCGTCTTCTACCGCTTGTCTACATCTGTATACCTGATACACGATATAATCAACTATACGCTCTTCATCAAGTCTTGGAATACCGAAAAACATAGGCAACACACCCAATCCATTCTGCAACTGCAATGCTACCTGACCGCTCTGCGTGAACTTCCATTTCGGGTCAATCGTCCTCTTGATTAAAGATTCTATCATCGAACGTACTCTTATGGTGCTTTCTTGTAATTCCATTTCTTTTCAATATATATTGTAATTCCTTCCTTGCCCAAAAGATACGGCTCTTGACTATATCCTCCGAACGTTTCTCCAAATGCCCCATCTTGTATTCCATACTGGTTATCTCCCTGATTCCATGCCCCTGTACAAAAAGGAGGAATGGGGATAACCGGTGAGGAGGTATCTTCATCAGGGCCATATACACTTTATCGGACAAGTTATCCGCAAGTGTACCGAACCCTGCATCCACAATCATGCTGTTTCCGTTCTGATACAATTCTTCCTGGGTACACATCTCCACATCTGTATAATGGGATGATTCCTCAGCACGTTTCTTGTTCTGATTGAAACACGCTCTCTTGGTGCAGATATGAATCCAAGTATCAAGCTTCATCTTAGGGTCATAAGAACCGATATAGTTATACATTTGGGCGAGACAATAATTGTAGTTCTCATCCACGTCCTGATAATTATCGGTATACCTTCTTGTCAGACTCTTGATACTGGAAAAATTCGGCACTATGTACTGGTTGAACAGCTTTTCCTTTTCACGAGGGCTTAATTGCTTGCACCTCGCTTCTCTTTTGACTGGAGCTGCATCGTCTGCTGTTGTTGTTCTCTGTTTCGCCATTCTGTCTTCACACGTTTTAGAAATAGGGTTTCACTTTGACGTGACAAACCGACGAATTTGCAATAATCCAGCCAAGCCTTCCGACATCTGGCCATCATCTTCCGATTCTGTTCCTGTTCAGGAGGCATCGGTTCTGAAATGTCCCTGATGTCTATTAATTTCACCAAGTCTGAGTGACCTTCGTAAAAATTGAAGAAGTCATCCACCAGCATATCACAATGTTTGCCAACATCATTACATTTTACGGTTCTCTTGCTTGCTATCATACTGATTCAGAGTTTATAACGATGAATAAAATGAAAGAAGATATGGGTAGCGTCACCAACATTGTCATCCCCTTCAGGGTCAATATGCCAACGTTTGATTGCATACTCCATCATCTTTTGCTTTGAAGCATTGCCATCACCTGTAGCCCACCTCTTAATTTCACTCACATTGAACACAATTAACGGAATGTTAAGGGTGGCGCACAGCTCAAACAGCACCCCTTGGAATTGCGATAGCTTTTTCAACGCATTAAAGTGTTTTCCTACATTCACATCTTCCGAAGCAATTACCTTGATGTTGTTTTCCTGCACAAACTTGATAATGGTATCTCTAAAGCACTTATGTTGCTGATAGTCCTCTCCAAGTTTCTTTGGAGCCTTAGCATCAGAAGGGAAATACCATGTGCCATAACCATGCGTGGAATAATAACCCGTATGTTCCGCACAATCCAATGCAAGCACATTCTTACGCTCCAATTGTGCCAAATACTCTTCTGTCATCCGTTTCATTGACTATTAATTTGAAATTGTTGATACTCCTTGTCTTTTTGTTATTAATAGCTTATGCGGATAGCCTTCAGAAACAGCACCTTGGGTAATGAGAAGCGATGTCTGCTTCAACTTGTTCAAAGCATCACAATAGGTGGTCATACCCATTTCATCAGACTTGTCAAGAAGCTCGTCAATGATGATAAAATCAAGCCCCTTTCCATCCTCACAATTGGAATTAGTAAGGGTATGCAAAGACAAGATGCAAGCAAGGTTCAAGCGTGCTTTTTCACCACCGGAGAACTTATGATAAGAACCGCAATCGATGCCGTCACGCATAACCTGAACGGAAATCTTGTCACGAAGCTTACCGCTCTTGGTCATTGTAAAGCCTTCCAGTCTCAATCTGATGTCAGAACCGATTTTTTCAAGGAAGTCATTCACGATATATGAAAGTGCGTCAATCTTCTTGCGGGCGATGTAGCTCTTGAACATTGTAAAGTTCACTTCCTGACCCTTCAGCTTATCATATTCATTCTGAACGTTTTGAGCCGTTTTTTCGGCATTTTCAAGGTCAGCCTGATACTTCTTCAAAGATTCATTCAAAGATGTCTCAAAATCGGTTTCTGGAGCCTCCATAAGCTCTCTCTTGGTAGTCTTGTACTGGTTGAGCTTCCCTTTTTCGAATTCAATGCTTGATAACTGTTGCTCGATAAAGTTCTTTCCGTTCATGATTCTTCCTTCAATCAATCCGGTAATCTCACCGAACAAACGCTGACGGAGAACTTCAATCTTGCAATCAATCACACTGAACTCGTTTTGGCACAGAATAATCTCCTTCTTTACTGCTTCAATCGCCAACTCCGCCTTGCTGACTTTTGCCATCAATGTACGGGAAGCTTCATTCAACGATTCAAGTTCTTTCTTCCGTGAAGCAATATCCTTTTCAATGCCTGCTGCTTCCTTTTCGGTTTTTATATATTTCTTGTTAAGGTTGTCGAATTCCTTTTGCCAGTCGTCACCATCCTTCTTATGCATATCAAGCGACTTTTCCTCTTCAGCCAATTCGCTCTTCAAATCATCTACACTTTTCTTGTTGCTTATATCGAATTCATAGCCGCAATTCGGACATTTGACAGCTCCTTCAATCATGGTCTTGATAGTCTTGATTGAAAGTTCACAATCGGCAATGCAATTTTTATTACCATTGATTGCGCCTTCCAGGTTATCAAGGTCTCTATCAATTTTGTCCAGCTCTTCATTCAGTTCGCTGACTTTTTTCAACGCATCCTTGTTAAGCTTCTCATGTTCTGATTGCAATGCCGTACATTGTTTAAGACCGTCTTCATAAGCGGCACTGCAAGCCTTCCAGCTATTTTCGGCAGCAACAATATCCGCTTTAAGTGATTCAAGCTTATTCTGCTGATTCACCAAATCCCCCTTGTATTTTTCGGAAATTTTCACAAAATCACTGATGGTACCAAGTTCGTTCTCTTCGCACATAACCTTGAATTCCCCATAAGCATCAAGCAATGAAATGTCAGATTTTTCCGCTTCTTCAACACGTGTTTTAAGCGATTCAAGAATATTCATGCGTTTTTCTGCCTTTCCAAGCTTATCCTCATAATCGGCAATCCTTTCACGACATTGCAGAATATTGTTGTCGATACGCTCAATTCTGACCGCACGCTCATTGATGGCATTGGTTTTCTTTTCGTCAACATTGGCCAGTTCGTTTTCAATGGCAGAGATTGAACCCTTGATATTGATTACCTGACTGTTTGCCTGACGCAATTCTTCCTCAACGGGTTCCATATCCTTATGGACACGTTCAATTGATTCATCGATTATCTGCCCATTGCTGAAACGGTTGATAACTTCCTTCTTATTTTTGTCAGAACAATCAAAGAATGATTCGTACTTGTTGTCGCAAAGGATATAGTTATTATAAATGTCATCCTTGCTCAAACCTATTTCACTGAGAATAAACTTATTGTAATCAGCTACTGTAGGCTGAATGGTCTTGTCCTTTTCAATTTCATTACCATCGGTATCATACTTATGGCACACAATAATTTGCGGAGCATTGCGGCTGATTTGCCGATCAATTATCAATGTCGTATTATCATAGTCGTTTTCCAATTCCAACGAAACAAACGCCTCGTCAGCATTGTCATTGATGATTTCCTCGATGGTCTTCACTTTACGAAGCTGCTCGCCGGTCAATGCAAAGGCAATGGCCTCAATCAAAGAAGATTTGCCTGAACCATTGCAAGGCTGGGAAGCATTGTCTTCATTACGACCGAAGATAAGCGTAGCCACACCCTGCTCAACTTCCAGTCTCGCTTCACGGAAAGAAACGATATTTTTTATATATATGCTTTTCAGTTTCCACATAGATTAACCCTCCAAATACTTGATTCCCAACTCACTGTCTATCTCCTGTTCATTGCAGAAGTTCCGATATTCTTTCTTGATTCCTTGCTTGTCGAATTTTTCTTCAATGCCCATAGCAGCCGTTTCTTGGACCACTGATGTGTTGAGTGTAAGTTCAACTTTATTTGCACCTAAATCCAACAACTGCTGTTTGTCGAACACCTTAGCCTGCTGTTCCGTACAGCGAACCTTCACACGAACCTTACAATACTCCAAAGTTTCCTTATCAATCAGCTTATCAATCTTGGATATGTCATCATAATCAATGTCGAATGTCTTGAACCGTTGGTTTGCCTGATTCTTGACAAATTCCGTAGAGCCATCAGTATAAAGGATGGTATAACCCTTTTCTTCATCTTCACCAAAATTATGCTGACGAGATGAACCGATGTACTGGATATTTGTTCCCTTGATATGAATACGATTATGATAATGACCGCACAATACAGCCTTATAGTCCAAAAGCGGCTCTTGCGGAAGCTCACCTTCGATTTCGAAATTACCCAATGCGCCATGAACACCTTCATGGATATAGAGAATAATGTCCTGTTCAGAACGCACGACATCGCCATGCTTGGTCAATGCTTCCGTGAGCATTTTATCCAACCAATCAAGGAACGAGCCGTTTTCTGGGAAGTAGCTCATTACAGCAAGAACGAAATCACATTCTTCCCAACTCAGGATTCTATAGGTATCAATTACGTCAATATTCTTCTGACCAACCCACAAATGATTATATCCATCAAACGCTTCCTTGTCCACAATGTCGTGGTTTCCTTCTGCAATGGTAACATACATGCCTTTGGCCACAGCCCTGTCCAAAGCCCCCTTTACAGCAAGCAGAACGGCCAAAGTCTGTGATGAACGTTCGGTGAACATGTCACCGCCAATTATGATTTCTGATATACCTTCACACTGACACACCATCAGAGCTTCATCCCAGTTTCTATTAAACTCTGCTATGTTGTCCTTGGAAACATGTATATCATTGATTAACAAAGCCAATGCCTCTTTCATAGTCCCAATCTTTAATTAATGAATACATAAAAGGAGGGGTAAGGGTATCATGACCGATACCCCTCCGACACACGCTTATCTAAAGATTGGGTTTATCTTAATCTACGGGCATGAAGTCTACGGCGAGGAGCTTCCTCAGCCTTTTCTTCATCCTTGTCAGATTCCTCTTCAGGTTCTTCCGCCTTGGCTTCTTCACTGCCTGGACGTGCTCTTCGTTGACGAGCTGGAGCCGGTTCAGGTTCAGGTTCAGGCTTGTTATCGGTATCATCATCTTCAGGTTCTTCCTCTTCTTCCTCTACCTTTGCCTTTTCCTTTGGAGCACGGGTACGCTTAGGCTTTTCTTCCTGTTCTTCTTCCTCTTCAGGCTCTTCCTTCTTAGGAGCTTTCTTGGCTGCATCCAAAGCCTCCTCAACCTCTTCAAGAATCTGTTGGTTGGTCTTGGTACGTGAAATACGGACATCGATACCATTGTCTTCAATGAACTGACGAATCTTTTCACGCAAGTCCTGATATTCATCCGAGCGTTCACCAAGGTCTTGGTCAACAATCAAGTCGTATTCAGCCCAAAGTGAATTGATGGTAACTTCATCCTTGCCACCTTCCTTGCCTGCTGCACCTGCCAAATCAAAGTGCGAATTGTCATCTGCCGGAAGTTCGCCCTTCAGCTTTTCAACGGCTTCAATGAAATCAGGTTCCTTGCACACTTCCATGTCATGCTTTTCATCATACTGCTGCAAGAATACCAATGTAGCTTCGAACTGATACTTGGTATAACGGAAAATCTGTTCTGGAATACGTGGAAGTTCAAGAAGCTTTTCAACTTCCTCTTCCTTCACGTTTACTGTCTTACGACCAATTTCAACATCGTAATCTGTCTTGCCGTTGTTGTTCTTTCGGATTACCTTTACCGGGTAAGCATCGGTAAACCATGAGATAGGACACGTTTCTTGTTCTCCATCTTCACGCAAATCTCGCCACAAGCGCATCTTGGCTTCATCGATGGTCTTGTACAATGAATGAGAACATTGCCACAATTGAGGACCTTTTGCACGTTCCTTG